CTTAAACAAGCCAAAACTGCTCTCGGTGACAGATCGTGACACTTTTCTCTAGTGTAGGCCGCATGCGCGCGCACGGAACGAAACTCCCCACGGAAGTGTCACACCTGTCATCCGTCACACGGGAATCATTCCCATCTTTGACCTGAGCGCGTAAACTCCGAGCCGATGAGCGAAGTAGAAACCTTGGCGCGCGACCTGTCCTCGCTGGCGGTAGTCGACGCGCCTGTGGCCGAGCTCCGCGGCTGGGATCGGAACCCGCGCCGGATCAAGCCGGCGCGGCTCGAGCAGCTGAAGGCGATGCTGACCGCGTCGCCGGAGATGCTGCGCGCCCGGCCGCTGATCGCGCTTCCTGATGGAACGGTGATCGCCGGCAACCAGCGTCTCGCCGCTGCGCAGGCGCTCGGCTGGGAGTCCATCCCTGCTGTCTTCGTCGACCTGGATGAGGCGACGGCGATCGAGTGGGCGTTCCGCGACAACAATCCGGCGGGCGAATCGGACGACGATCTGGCCGCGGTTCTACTTGCGGATCTGGCGGAGCGCGGCCGGGCTTTGGACATGACGGGGTTTGCTCCGTCGGATCTGTCGGCGCTTCTGCGGCGGGTTGCTCCGAAGAATGATCCGGATGCGGTGCCACCGGTTCCGAAAAAGCCGAAGAGTAAACGCGGCGAGATATACGAGCTCGGTAATCACCGGTTGATGTGCGGGGACGCGACGAGCGCGGAGGATGTGGCGGCGCTGATGGGCGGCTCGAGCGTCGCATTGCTCTTCACCGACCCGCCGTATGGTGTGAACTACCAGGGCGACGAGGATCCCGAGTCGCTGCGGCGGCGGAACAGACGCACGGACGGCAAGGCGACGGTCGCCGGCGACGCGCTCGGCGACGACGGCACACGTGCGCTCGTGTCGGCCGCTCTCGCGACGGCGCGCACGGGGATGGCTCCCGGTGCCACCTTCTACGTCTGCTCGCCGTCGGGCATGTCGGAGCTCGCGTTCCGGCTTGCGCTCCAGGACGCCTCGTTCGAGTTGCGCCAGGCGATCGTCTGGGCGAAGGACGTGTTCGCGTTCGGGCGGCAGGACTACCACTGGCGGCACGAGTCGATCCTCTACGGCTGGCTCGCCGGCGCGGCGCATCTCTGGAACGGCGGCCGGAAGCAGGACACGGTCTGGGAGATCGCGAGGCCGAAGCGCTCGCCGGAGCATCCGACGATGAAGCCGGTCGAACTCGTCGAGCGCGCACTTTGGAACTCGAGCGATCCCGAGAAGGCTGTGCTCGATCCGTTCGCAGGGAGCGGCTCAACCCTGATCGCCGCCGAGCAGTCGAACCGCCGCTGCTTCGCGCTCGAGATCGACCCGGCCTACTGCGACGTGATCCGGCAGCGCTACGCCGACTTCGTCAACGACCAGAAGTGGGCGCCATGAGCGAACCCGCCCCGGTGAAGAAGAAGCGGGCGAAGCCGCCGAACCGCGACGGCTCGTTCCCGCAACGCCGGCCGATCACCCCGAAGCGCCGCCAGATCGGCGAAGGCACCAAGATCAACGAGGCGATCACCGAGAAGATCGTCCAGGCCGTCAGGATCGGCGCGCCGCTGAACACCGCGCGCGCCTACGCCGGCGTGCCGACACCGACGTTCAACGAATGGCTGCGCCTCGGCCGCGAAGGCTGGGAGCCCTACGTCGCCCTTGTCGAGAAGATCGACGCGGCGATGGCCGAGGGCGAGATGCGCGACATCGCAAGGATCGACGCCGGCGCCGACAAGGACTGGCGTGCCGCCGGGTTCAAGCTGGAGCGTCGGTTCCCGGAGCGGTGGGGTGAGAAGAAACAGATCGAGGCGACCGTCACCGGCCGCCCGTTCGTCGACCTGTCGAAGTTGACGTTGGAGGAGCAGCTGCAACTCAGGTCGCTGCTCGCGAAGGCGTCTCCGGAGCAGGCCGAGCTCCCGGCGGACGGGAAGCCGGCGGCGGAGATCCTTGCCGCGTCGATCGAGGGCGAAGTAGTGTCCGAGGAGGAAGTCGCTTGATCCCCATCCAGGAGGTTTGAAATGGCTCGCACGATCGAAGGCCACAAGTTGTTCAAGGGAACGCAGAACCTCGGCGACGTGCGGGTGCCGCGCGGCGACGTGACGCTAGAGATCCACCGTTGCGGCGAGTGCGGCGTCATCTGGGGCATCGAGGAGGGTTACATCGCGGCGCGCCGGGACGACCATCTCGGCTGGGTTTGCCCGAACGGCCACTCGTTCGTCTTCAACGGGCCGTCCGAGGAAGAGAAGCTGCGCCAGCAACTCGAGCGCGAGACACGCCGCGCCGACCGGCATGCTGAGGAACGCCGCGCAGCGGAAGCGTCGTTGCGCGCGACGAAGGGCCAGGTGACGAAGCTCAAGAAGCGCGTCGCCGCCGGCGTCTGCCCGTGCTGCGGCCGGACGTTCCAGCAGTTGGCCCGGCACATGGAGAACAAGCATCCCGACTACGCGCACGCCGAGGCGTAGACTCCGCGCCATGCAGACTCTCGCGTTCACCGTCACGAAGGGCGACCTCGAAGTCGTCGCGCTGATCCTGGTCATCGTCGTGCTCGTCCTGATCCTGCTCAAGAAGCTCCGCGTCTGGTGATCCCGCTCACCGTCCTCGCCGAGACGAAGACGACGCTGACCGTCGGCTGGACGCCGCTGCGGAACGCGACCGGCTACGAGTTCCTCGTCGACAGCGTCCGGGTGTCAAACACGTTCGACCCGACCCGGTCGAGCGTGAAGTTCGGGAAGCCATCGAGCGGCGAGCACATCTACTCCGTCGTGGCGCTCGGCAAGCTCGACGAGGGCGACCTGACATGGCCGGCTGTCACACCGCCGGTCGGCTGGGTCGTCGCCCCGCCGGCGCCACCGCCGGTCGGCACCGTGATCACGAACCCTGTTGGCGCCGGCGTGAACGTCTACCAGGCACCGGCGCACATCACCGACACGGTCGTCAACGGCGGTCAGGATCAGGCGTTCCTGGTGCAGGGCGGACAAGGCGGCGGTGCCGGCTCGACGTTCGAGCGGATTCAGGGCAACCTCGTCGGCGGCTACTCGGTGCCGCACAACAACAAGCATTTCTTCTACGTCAAGGGTGCGAACGTCACCGCGCTCGACGCGTCCGCGACGGCGGCGCTCTCGCCGAACCGCGGCGACGGCGGCTTCTCCGTCCGCTACGCAGGCTTCCGCGCCGAGAGGTTCAAGCTGATCGGCTTCCAACTGCCGCTCTGCATCTTCGCCGACGACCTCGTCAAGGGCCCGGTGCTGTTCAAGGACGGGATCGTCGACGTGCAACCGGGACAGCCGGTGTTCTACGGGTCGACCGACGAGGCGGCGACGCTGAACTACGACGTCGAGCTCGACAACGTCGCTGCGACCGGGCCGGACGGCAACCCGTTCTGGAACTTCGACACGGGCACGTTCCTCGGCACCCTGACGGTTCACGCCACTTGCACCTACAACGGTGTTCCGATCACGAAGGCGAGCCAGGGCCGCAACTGCCCGGCCGGGCAACTCCGCCTCGTCGCCTGACGGCGCGATGAGCGTCATCGAACTGAACCTCGCCGAGCTCGACGCGGCGATCGAACGGAAACGCAGCGGGCAGACGCTCGCCGACCAGGCGGAGGCGTGGAGCGGTGATCTGCACACGTTCATGCGGCAGGCGTGGCCGGTGCTCGAGCCGGACACGCCGTTCGTCGACGGATCCCATATCGAGGCGATCTGCGACCACCTGGAGGCGGTCTCGGCGGGCGAGCTCCGGAAGTTGATGATCAACGTGCCGCCCGCCACGTCGAAGAGCACGACCGTCTCCGTGATCTGGCCGGTCTGGGACTGGATCCACAAGCCGAACCGTTCGTTCATCACCGGCAGCTACCACATCGACCTTTCGACCGACTTCGCGGTCAAGTCGCGCGACCTGATCCAGTCGTGGTGGTTCCAGTCCCGTTGGGGCCATCTGTTCCAGATGAAGGGTGACGAGAACCTGAAGACCCGCTACCGGAACGACCGGCGCGGCCGCCGCTACGCGACATCCCCGGGCGGTGGCGGCACCGGCCAGCACGCGAACATCATCATCGTCGACGATCCGCACAACGCGAAGGAGGCGGAGGGTGCGACCCCGTCGGCGTTGCAGGCCGCGATCGGCTGGCAGGACGGCACCCTGTCGACCCGGTTCGCCGACCCGAAGACGGGCGCGCAGGTGATCATCATGCAGCGCCTCCACGAGGCTGATCTGTGCGGGCATCTGCTCGCGAAAGAGGACGGGCACTCCTGGACGGTGCTGTGTCTTCCCGAGGAGTACGACCCTGACCATCCGAACGTGACACCGGAGCGGATCGTGTTGCCGTCAGGACGGGTGTTGGCCGGCGACCCGCGCACCGTGCCGGGCGAGTTGCTGTGCCCTGACAGGATCGGCCCTGTCGAGCATCGGGCCCGTGCGGAGGCGCTCGGCTCGTTCCGGGCGTCGGGCCAGCTGCAGCAGCGGCCGACCGCGGTCGAGGGCGAGATTCTGAAGCGGGCCGACTGGATGTTCTTCCCGCCCGCCTGGCTCGACGACGACGGGAGGAAGCATCTGCCGGCGTTCACGCATGTCGCGCAGTCGTGGGACACGACGTTCAAGGATCGGACGAACAGCGACTTCGTTGTCGGCCAGATCTGGGGTGTCCGTGGCGCCGACCGTTTCCTGCTCCGGGTGTTCCGGGCCCGGATGAATTTGACGGCGACGAAGACGGCGATGCGTGAGGCGAACGCGTGGGCGACGGAGCGGTGGCCGCGTGCGGCGCACAAGATCCTGATCGAGAAGTCCGCGAACGGGGTTGACATCATCGCCGATTTGAAGCGGGAGCTCCCGGGGATTGAGCCGATCGTCGCGGCGACTGACAAGACGACGAGGGCGATTGCTGCGTCGCCGGCGCTCGAGTCGGGGAACGTGTGGATCCCAGGTTTGAAGTCGTCTGACCCGGCGGGCTATGACTCGCAGAGGACGCCGTCTGAGTCGGCGCAGCTGGTGGAGGAGGCTGCGGTGTTCCCGAAGGGCGCGAACGACGACTCTGTGGATGCGTTTTCGCAAGCCATGAACTGGGCGCGTGGCCGTGCTTCGCGAGCACGGGTGACGGTCAACTTGGAGCAGATCGGCCAGGTTGGTGCGATCCCGACACCAGGCCGCTGGGAGTAGTAAACTCGCTTGCCATGAGAAAGCCACGCAAGAAGCCGCCAACCCCGAAGGTCACCTCCCGCGTCCAGGACACGTCGCAGGTCGCCCGCGGTTTCAAGCAGCCTCCGAACCACCGGGCGCAGGTGCTCGCAAGGGTGACGGGGCTCGAGGTGTATGACGGGGTTGAGGCGGCGAACCAGGCCGGACTACCGATGCCGGGGCAGTTCTGAGCGAGCGCCTCGTCACACCGCATGCAGAGAGGCTCGGCTACACGGTGCGGATCTTCCGTGAGAATGAGGGTTTGAGCCAAGAGGCGCTCGCGAACGAGCATGGGCGAACGCAGGTCTGGCTTTCGTACATCGAGACAGGAAAGAGCGAGCCGACGTTGGGCGACCTCTTCTGGCTCGCGCACCGCCTCGGCTTCTCGATCGACCGTGCGCTCATGCCGAAGTGAGCCGCATCTCTGTGATAGCGCCTGTTCTAGGTCGGCCCGCGAACGCCGCGCCACTCGTCGAGTCGCTGCTCGCATCGACCGATCAGGCCACGCTCGTCTTCGTCTGCTCGCCGCGAGACTACGACCAGATCGACGCGTGTCTTCGCGCCAGTGTCGGACAGCCTCGCGTATGCACGGTCATCCACAAGACGCCACCAGGGCCAGCGGACTACGCGGCCAAAATCCAGCGAGGCTACGACTGGACGGACATGCCGCTCGTCCTGCTCGCCGCCGACGATCTCCGCTTCCAACCCGGCTGGCTCGAAGCCGTCGAAGCCATCGCCGACGAGTACGACGTGGGTGTGATCGGCACGAACGACAACGCGAACCCGAGTGTGAAGGCAGGCCGGCACTCGACGCATCCCGTCGTAAGGCGCTGCTACATCGACCAGTACGGCGGCTCGGTGGGCGAGCCGGGGCAGGTGTACCACGAGGGTTACGACCATCAGTACGTCGACAACGAACTCGTGGCGACCGCGATGGCTCGAGGCTGCTACGCGCACGCCCACGATGCCGGTGTTCACCACCTTCACCCGCTCTACGACCGGACGGTGCGCCGGGATCCGACCTACGACAAAGGGCAGGCGAAAGGCGCCGAAGACCGGCGCCTGTTCGAGTCGCGACGACCGCTCTGGGAGAACGAGATTCGCGTATAGTCGCGTGTCCTAGGTAGAAGGTCGGGTAGCGGGGCGGCGCCAGATTCCTGACAGTCGAGGCGCCGCCCCGCCCTACTTCTCGCGCAGCAGCCGGATCTCGGCGACGAGCCGTCGGATCGCCCGGGCCCGCCACGGCATCAGCACCGTCAGCAGGATCCGGTGCAGCCGTCGCATCAGAGCGACCGGCCGAACGGCGTCGACTGCGCCGCGACCAGCCACGCCTTGTCCGCGACGATCGGCGTGCGCGCCGGGCCCGAGACGAGCGGCAGGAAGTCGGCGTCGGCGGCAACCGCGGCGGCGATCAGCGGCCGGAACCGTGCACGCCACTGGGCGCGGGTCGGATTCTGCGGGAACGCCCGCAGCAGCCGGTAGAAGCGCTGCTGGTCGGTGTACGCCTTGAGCGCGGCACCGCCTCCGCACGGTGCCGTCAAGGCAGCTGCGGCGAGGCGTTCCTTCCCACGCCACGAGGTCGAGCCGAGACCGATGAGATACGGCTTGAGGCCGTAGTCGGCGTTGAACGCGATCGTGTTCCAGGCCTGGTCGCCTGTGCAGTCGGTGGTCGAGGCGCGAGCGGTGCCGGCGAACGCGGCTACGGCGGCGAGTGAAGCAACGATGGCAAGCGATTTGACAGTCATGCCCATACGGTGTACCGTCGGTTGCCATGAGCCGTCCTACGAAAGTCCAGAAAGAGCAAGACCTTCGGCCAACGGGCCCGGAGGATCATTTCGCGTCGGTTGAGGACGCGGCGGCGTTCCTGGCGGAATGCCAGAACGAGGCGCTGCTTCGCCGTGCCGAGCTCGAACGCAGGGTGCGGTTGGCGGTCGGTGCCGGTTTGTCGATGCGGCGGATCGCGAAAGCTGCCCGTTTGTCGCATACGACGATTCAGACGATCGCAGCCGAGGAGTCGAAGTGACCGCGACGTTGAGCGGACGGTCGGTCAAGCCTGCCAACCCAGCCGGCCGTTCGCTGAACGACATCCGGGAGCCTCGACCGTTGTCCCGCCAGGCGCAGGATCTGCGCGACCGGGCGGCGGCCATCGCACGTCTGCGCGAGCGTCCGCACTACGGCATCTGGGAGACGCGGTGAACGGTGTGTTCTGGGCGTTTGTTGTCCAAGGCCCGATGGTGTGGATCGTCGTGCAACTCGCAGGGCCAATCGGCCACCCGCGTCCTGGATGGCTGGTGTCGTCGCTGTTTTTCGTTGTCTACGCGCTGCTGAACTCGGTCGCTGGATACTCAATCGCTCGGGCCGTGCGATGACCGCGGTCGCCCGCATAGCGATCCTGCTCGTCTGGCTGATCCCGATGACCGTCGGCGCGCTCGCCTGCCTGCTCGTTTCCGGTGTGACGATCGGCTGGGACATCATGGCCGACTGGATCGAAAGGATCGAACCGTGATGGCCTCGCTCAAGCGTTACGTCCATCCGCAGTCGAAGCCGATCTGGAAGCCGCTCGCCGAAGTCGCCGCCGACATCACCTTCACGCTGCCGCCGACCGACGGATCGAACGGCAAGGAAGCACCCGTCCCGATGGCTTTGGCGTTCGTCGACCCCGACCAGGAAATGCACGTCTACATCTTCGACGACGACGGCCGGCGCGCCCTCATCCAGATGCTGCTCGGCACCGGACTCGTCCTGCCGAAATGACCGACGAAGCTTTCACCCGCACGATGATCTACGCAAATTGGACGGAACCGAACATCCGCTGCGAGCTCTTCCTCCGCCAACTCCGCGTGCCGCTGTTTAGGGTTGCCGTCATGGAACTGCTGCGCGACCTGCTCTGGTTCCTGATCGGTTTCGCGTTGTTGGTCGGTTTCTGGGCGGCGGTCGGCTACGGCATCTACAAGCTCGTGACGTGACGGCCGCGACGGTGCATGAACGGGTGTGCGCGCTGATGCGTGACGGCGAATCGCGGACGGTCGCCGAGGTGATGTCGGCGGTCGGGTCGAACGCGAACGGTGTGCGGCCGGTGCTGCAGGCGCTCGAGATCGAGGGTTCGCTCAGGTGTGTGCGTGACCCTCGGACGCAGCTGCGGGTGTACGTCTGGAACGAAGCGTGAGCCTGCAACTGACCTTCGACGACGGCCCGTCCGAGTGGACGCCCACGATCCTCGACCTGCTCCGCGACTTCGACATGAAAGCGACGTTCTTCGTCGTCGGAGCGTCGATCGAAGGCAACGAAGGCATCCTGCTCCGCGCCGACTACGAAGGCCACGCGATCGGCAACCACACCTGGTCGCACCCGCGGCTGACGGACTGCACCGGCGCGAAGGTCTGGCGTGAGCTCAAGGACACGTCCGCGAAGATCGCCGAAGTGACCGGCACCTGGCCGGCAGCGTGGCGGGCGCCGTACTACGCCGCCGACGAACGGGTGCTCGCCATCGCCTCCGACCTCGGCCTGACCCGCCATGTCAAGGCGAACATCGTGCCGGAGGACTGCTTCACCGACGACGCGGATCTGATCTACCGGCGCACGATGAGCGGCGGCGAAGGGATCGTGTCGCTGCATGACGGGATCCCGCCAGACGGCGGCTCGTCGGCGTGCACGAAGAGCAGGCAGCCGACGGTGGACGCGGTACGGATGATCCTGGAGGCGTTGAAGTGATGCTCGATATCACTGACGAGGAAGTTCAGTTCACCTACCGTTTGTTGCTGGGCGAGGATCCTCTATCGGATCGGCTCCGCGAAAGAATCATGCGTCGTGTCACTGGACATTGGTCGAAGCGGGTCGTCGACCAGCGCCTTCGGCTAGACGATGCGATGCGCGCGAAGGCGATCCTGGAGGGGATGGCGTGACGCTCGACGAACTCCGCGCGTCCGCGACGCCGGCCGAGAACGGCTACCACCGCTTCCCGGCGCCGTATCGCCAGATGTCGGTGTGTCTAGAGGAAGCCGACTTCCTCTACGCGCTCGTCCGCGCGACCCGGCCGCGGAACGTGCTCGAACTCGGCACCGGGCTCGGCCTGTCCGCGAGGTTCATGTATGCCGCCGGCCGTGAGAACGAAGCGCAAGGGGCGGACGCCTTCACCCTGATCACTGTCGAACCGAACGTCGCGATCAGAGAAAAGGCGGCGATGGGCTTGCTCGCCGATGTTGTCGGCTTCGGTGTCGCGCTAGTTCCGGCGCTTCGGCCTGATACGCATTGGCAACCGGATCTCGTCTACATCGACTCGGGGCAGAAGTACCGCGCGGACGACATCACGACCTGGCTGACGAACGGCTACGAAGGCCTCGTGCTCGTTCATGATGCCGAGCGCGGCTACCCGGAGCTCAACCAGGGAGTCGGCGTCTATCTTCCGACCGCGAACGGCATGTGGCTCGGACGGGCGAAGTGACGAGTCGGCAGGCGCAATGGAACGCGCGCAATCCTGGGAAGATCAAGGAAGCGATGCGGCGGCTGGAGACGCGCAATCTCCGAATCGTCGCTGACGAACTTGAACGTCGTGGCGGACATTGCGTTTTCGACGGATGCGCGGAGACGGAGATCGAATGGCACCACCGCGATCCGACCACGAAGAACTTCAGCATCGGCACTAGCGTCCGTCTACATTCAGTCGCACGCCTCACGGCCGAACTCGCTCTATGCGATCCTCTCTGCCGCGAGCATCACATGGTTGTCGATGGTCGGAGCGAAGCCGCGCGCAACTACTGGATGATCCACAAGCGCGTGATGACGCGGCGCAAACCCGATAGCAAACTAACCGAGGATCAGGTGCGTGAGATCCGGCGGAGAGCCGCTAGCGGTGAGCGGGCATTCATCATTCGTCGGGATTACCCGGTGTCGCAGTCCAACATCTCAATGATCATCAACCGAAAGAAGTGGGCATGGCTATCAGACTGAACCTCGCAAGCGGGCCACAGCCCATCGATGGCTTTCACAATCTCAACCCGCCAGAGTGGCGCTTCGAACTTGGCCTGGGCGACTACTCCGACGAGAGCGTAGAGGCAATTACCGAGAGTCACGGCTTGCTCTACCTGCCGAAGTTGAACTGGGAGTACGTCTTCAAGGAGTTCGCGCGCGTGCTCGAGCCTGGCGGCATCATCCGGATCACCGAAGACGACACTGAGAACGAAGCGTCGGAACGCGCCGGCGGCTGGCATGACGCGGTGACGTTGACCGGGCCGAAGATGATGGCGGCGGCGCTCCGGAAGGCGAAGCTGATCGTGCAGAAGGTCGACGCGGACACGACGTTCTTCCACGACCGATCGCTGCTCCAGGCGTGGCATGGGCCGGCGCCGAAGTGCTTCTGGATCGAAGGGCGCAAGCCGGCGGCATGACCGTCGACATCCTCTACGTTGCTTATAACCGGCTCGCGTTCACGGAGCCGTCGTTCCAGGCGCTGATCGACAACACCGACTGGTCGCTCGTCCGCACCCTGCACATCCACGACGACGGATCCAGAGACGGCGCGGCGCGCTACCTGCAAGACGCGCTCGATGCGATCCCCGACGCGGTCGACGTGCGCTACGAGTCGATGCGTCTCGGCGGCCCTGTCGCCGCCACCAACCGGCACCTCGACCTCCTGTCCACCACCGCCGAGCAGGACGACGTCGGCGCGTTCGTGAAACTCGACAACGACGTCGTCGTATCACCCGGCTGGCTCAACGAGCTCACCCGCGTCGCGACACTCAACCCCGGCATCGACTTCCTCGGCATCCAGCCACGCTTCGGCCCGCCCGTGATGGGACACTGCGACGAACGCCGCGTCGAAGAAGCACGCCACATCGGCGGCGTCGGGCTGATGCGCTACCGGGCGTTCGAGGTTTGCCGGCCGACACCGAACGGCCGCTACGGCTTCACCGAGTTCCAATGCCGCCACCCCGAGAACCGCAAGGGCTGGATCACGCCGGATCTGCCGTGCTTCTGCCTCGACCTGATCGACCTCGAACCGTATGCGACGCACGCGGTCTCGCACATCGCGAAAGGCTGGGCGCGGCCGTGGTCGAAATACGTCGACGGCGGTCGTTCCTACTACCAGTGGTGGGCACCGGTCGAGTAGACTGGCAAGCGACGTGACACTTACTTGCGGATCGCTCTTCTCGGGTATTGGAGGCTTGGACAATGGACTCGCTAGCGCTGGGTTTCGACACGCGTTCTTCTGTGAGAGCGATCCTTGGCGCCGCACAGTCCTCGCCGCCCACTGGCCCGGAGTGCCCGTCTACGACGACGTGCGTTCAGTCGCTCGCAGAGAACCAGAGGGGGGAACTGCTGCTGACGGACGTGGCGCACCAGATGACGACGGGCGGTGGGAAGCCGGGCCAGGGCTACCCGGCAGTGTTGATCTCCTCTGCGGTGGGTTCCCGTGTCAAGACCTCTCCGTCGCCGGGCGAAGAGCAGGACTCCACGCTGGCGAGCGATCATCCCTCTTCTTCGAGTTCGTCCGAATCATCGACGCTCTTCGACCCAGATTCGTTCTCATCGAGAACGTTCCAGGTTTGCTCAGTTCACAAGGCGGTCGGGACTTCGGAACAGTCATTGGAACGCTGGCCGACATCGGGTACGGCCTGGGCTGGCGGATTGTCGACTCACGCTTCTTCGGAGTGCCGCAGCGACGCCGACGGGTGTTCATCGTCGGAACCCTCGCTGTCGGAGATCCTCGAGCCGCCGCAGAACGTGCCGGGCAAATACTCGCTGTCGGCACGAGCTGCGTCCGGCATCCTCCGTCGGGCCGAGAAGCGGGGCCGGAAGTTGCCGGGACACTTGGCGGAGGCGCTGGAGAGCGTGGCTGGGCCCAGGACACCGAGCGCATGACGTTCGTGCCGGTACAGGCGTCAACGCTGAAGGGCCACAACGGCAAGGGCGGCTCGGGCATCTCGCCCAAAGACACGTTCGTGGCCGACACGGTTCGCTCGCATCCGCGCCCCGGATCGAACTCGAACGGCAACCTTGTCGCCGCGACGCTCTCGTCCGGCGGCCACCCGAACAGCAACATGCCGGGACTGCGAAAGGAGGACGACGTGAACATCGTTCCGAGCGGAGCCACGGTGCGCCGTCTGACGCCCGAGGAGTGCGAGGCGCTTCAGGCTTTGCCGCGCGGCTGGACGAACCCCGACGGGAAAGCGCCCGACTCGCGTCGTTACGCCGGGCTCGGCGACGCCGTCACGGCGAGCGTCGGCGAGTGGATCGGACGGAGGATCATCGCGTGCGGTTGACGAAGTTCTGCACGCGATGTGCGACTGACCTACCTGTCGACGCTTTCGCGAAACACTCCACCAAACCCGACGGACTCCAGGCGTGGTGTCGTTCTTGCCAATCGCTTCATCAGAAAGCCAACCGTCATCTCGCGAATGCTCGCTTGCGCAGGTGGCGTGAGCGCAATCCTGGCGATACGGCTAGACGTTTTCGCGAAGCACGGACTGATGCGATCAACCACTACAGCCTTACGACGCCGCCGAGTTGCGCGTGCTGCGGCGAAGACGAACCGGCATTTCTAGTTCTTGATCACATTGACGGTGGCGGCAACGCTGAAAGGCGCAAACTCGGCCGAGGTCTAATCGCGAAGCTAAGGACTAGAGGATGGCCGGCTGGTTATCAAGTCCTCTGTTGGAATTGCAACGCCGCGAAGCAGTATCAAGGCATGTGCCCGCATGAACGCAAACGACAGATGGCGGCAGCGTGAAGTTGATAGCCAGTTTGATCGTTCGCAACGAACTAGGTCGCTACCTTGAGCCGTGCGTCGACCATCTGCTCGAGTTCTGCGACGAGATCCGCGTGCTGGATGAGGGTTCGACGGATGGCTGGTCTGATGACCGTGTGATGTGCCTGCGCGCGCCGGAAAGGGTCGGCGATGCGTTCGTGAACCATGCGGCGATGCGGCAGAGGTTGCTCGACTTCACGCTCGAGGGTGCGCCGACGCACATCCTGGCGATCGACGCGGACGAGTTCATCACCGACGGCGCGCTGCTACGTCAGACGGCCGAGTCGCTCGACTACGCCGGCGCGCTCAAGGTTTGCCTGCAAGAGGTCTGGCGGGTGCGCGACGACGACCTCGACATTCGCCAGGACGGAGGATGGCAGGAGCACGACGTGGCGCTCGTCTGGCGCCCAGATCGTTTGAAGCCGAACCAGTTGAAGATCACGGATAAGGGTCATGCGACCGGGCGCACCCCGGACGCGGTCGGGCTGCTGCCGACAGGGCACACCTGTTCGGCTCTGCTTCATCTGGGATGGGCGAACGTTGGTGAGCGTGACGAGCGGTTCGCGCGTTACGCGGTCGGTGACGCGGGCAAGTTCCACGCGAAGGCGCACATCGACAGCATCGCTTGGCCTGACTCTCGGATGAGGTTCGAGTCGGTTCCGTGGCCTGATGGGTTGGAGTCGTGGCGTGCCGAGTTGACCGCGAGGGCTAACCGATGACCTGCTACCTCTGCCGCGAGACGATCACGCCCTTCGAGGAGCGAGCCGACATCGTCACGATGGACGCCCACCGTGAATGCTCGCTCCGCTCGGCGCTCGGCGGCATTGGGCATCTGATCGACCACGGCCATTTCTGCCGTGGCGAACTCGGGCCCGACGCTGGACTGGACTACCGAACGTCGGCGCTGCTCGTCGATGTGTGGGTGACGCGGAAGGGCGTTGAAGCCGCAGCGGGTATCTCGACGTGATCCCGTCGCCGTGGGTCGCGGTTGTTCTGACGCTCGGCACGTTCCGGCTCTGGCGGATCGCAGCTGCCGACACGCTTCCGATCCTCGTCCGCTTCCGCGACCGGCTGCTCGGCTACGAATGGACGAACGCCGACGACGAGAAGTTCTACTCCCGGCCGCTGCTCGCCGAATGGCTCGAATGCCCATTCTGCTCCGGCGCATGGTTCAGCGTCGCCGCCTACCTGCTCTGGCTCTGGACGCCCGACGTGCTCTACGTCGCATTCCCGCTCGCGATCAGCGCGGCGGTCGGCATCCTTCGAACCCGACTTGACTGACAGCGAAGAGTTCACCGAGGGAGGGCTTCGCTACCTTCGCGACAAATACGCACTTGGGTTCATCACGTTGACGGAACTTGAGATAGGCATTCACAGTGTTCTGACTACCGGCCTGGTCAACGTTCCGCGCTCGGATGGCACGTTGCCGCCTATTCCAGAACGAGTCTTCACCTAGTAATCTCGCGGCGTGGCCGATCAGACGACGGAACGCTTCGTCTTCATCGGCATGATCGGGGCCGTCACCTTCGGATTCCTCTCGCAGGCGCTGAAACTGCAACGCGGCGAGACCGACCGGCGACTCGACGGCCTGAACAACGAAGCCGCGCGACTCAAAGCAGCCGTCGCGCTCAACGTCAGCGCCGACACCTGGGAGGGCTTCCAGACGAACTACCGGCAGGCCGTCGAGCGCACCCTGCTGCGCTTCGAGACGATCGAGAAGTTCCAGAACAAGATGCTCGGCGCCATCGCCATCGCCGCCGTCCTCGTCCCGGCGATCACCGCGATCGTCGTCTACCTCCTCACCCGCCATGCCGTTCCGGTCGGCAAGTGAGCGCTTTGCATTTCCGTCGCGCGTGATATAAGCCGTTTGCTGACACGCGATTCGACCGGAGGCCGATATGGGATGCGGGTGCGGAGGTTCGTCGAAGGTCTACAAGAAGCCGACGGCCCGCCAGGCCGCCGCCGAGGCGAAGCCGGAACGGGTGCGCGGGCTGCCGGCCGTCTGGAACGGCCCGAAGACCACGGTCGCCAAGTAACCGGGTGACGATCAGCAGGATCAGAGCGGGCAGCGCGAAACAGCGCAAGCCACGCACCCCGGTCAGCACCCGCCGTCGCACACGCGACCGGCCACGCGACGACAACCTGTCACTCGAGACGCTGACCGCCGCCGCGATCTACGACATCCAACTCCACACCCAGCCGCTCCACATCGGCGATGACGGCAAAGCGATCCGTGGCTCCGCGCTCGCCCTCGCGAAGAAGAACTCGCAGGACATCCGCCGGCTGATCCAGCCGTGGCAGGCCCAGTCGATGAGCTACTACAGCCTCGTGCCGGAGGTCAAGTTCGGCACGAACTTCTTCGCACAGATGCTCCGCAACGTGCGCCTCTTCCCCGCCAAGTTAGACCCGAAGACGCACGAGCCCGAGGAGATCCACGACGGGCCCGCGTTCGAGATCTTCAACCAGATCGTCGACCCCGGCGGCGGCCGCACCCTGCTCCAAGACCAGTACGCGAAGCTGCGCTTCCTGATCGGCGAGTGCTACATGACCGTCTCGCCGGACGAGGATCGCGGCGAGGTGTGGGAGTGCCTGTCGCCGAACGAGCTCAGGCCGCAGCCGGGTGGCCTCGCCACCCGGTTCCGTGCGCCGATGCTTTCCGCCGACCAGTACACGATCGGCGTCAACGAGTACATCGTCGGCAACGACCCCGCCCAGATCGAGGCGAACGGCGACGTGATCGGCCCCACGTTCGTCGAGAACGGGCCCGACATCATCAACGTCTACCGGCTCTGGCGCCCATCACCGGCCTACAGCTGGCTTGCCGACTGCAACATGCAGGCCGCGCTCGACATCCTCGACGAACTCGTCCTCTCGACCTACTCGGTGCGCGCCCAGTTGAAGTCGCGGCTCTACCAAGCAGGCATCTTCGCCTACCCGGAAGAGGCCACCCTGCCGTCGCTCGGCAACGACCCCGAAGAGGATCCCGCCTCCGACGACCTGATGGCCCGGCTGAACGTCGCGATCATGGCGTCGCTGCGCGACCCCGGCACCGCCGCCGCCGTCTCCCCGATCGGGCTGCGGATGGCCGGCGACTTCATCGACAAGATGAAGTACATCCGGTTCAACGACAACCAGGGCGAACTCGCGGAGATCAGCCAGCGGGCGGAGATGATCGGCCGCTTCGCGACCTGCATCGAGCTCCCGAAAGAGGTCATCACCGGCACCGCCGATGTCAACCACTGGGGCGCCTGGCTGATCGACAAGCAGACCTACGACAGCTACGGCAAACCGGGCGCGCTCGAGATGGCCGCCGACTTCACCGCCGCCTATCTGCAGCCGGCGCTGCGCGGCGAAGGCGTCGCCGACTGGGATCAGTACCTGATCGGTGTCGACCCGTCCGACGTGATCAACCATCCCGACCGGGCGAAGGACGCGAAAGATCTCCGAGCCGCCGGCCTGATCAACGACGAGGTCTACCGCGAACTGCTCGGCTTCAACGAGAACGACGCGATGAGCGACATCGAATACCAGCACTGGGCCGGGATCGCGCTCAAAGACCCTTCCTACTTCGCCTACGGCATCCCGTCGGTGCGCGCGAACATCGAGCCGGCACCGGGAGACATCGAATCGGCGACCGGCGAGGTCGCAGGCACGAACGTCAACCCGGTCGAGGCGAACCCAGGTCCGCCGCAGGACACACCGGCCGACCAGAACGGATCCGACGGCGGCCCAGCGCTCCAAGCGTCGGCGGCGCTCGGGCGCGAGCAGCGGATCCTCGGCGCCGCCGACTACGCGATCCTGCGCGGCCGCGAGATGGCCGGCGCCCGCCTCCGCTCGCTGACCGGGCCGCGCGCCGGCAAATGCGACGAATGCCAGGAGGCGATCGTCGACGTTCCGAACTGGCTCGTCGCCGCCACGCTCGGCAAGGAGCGCGCGAAGCCGTATCTGAACACGTCCGGGCCGGGCACGACCGGGAACGGCAACCTCGTCGCCGGTGTGGCTGACGCGTTCGCCGCCGTCGTCGCAGGGATGGGCGTCGCCCCTGCTTGGGCTTCTGAGCTCGGTCGTCTGGTTGAGCAGCACGCGGCGAAGACACTGTTCCAGGAGACCCCTGATCCGTTGCCGGCCGGCTTCTCGGTGCTGCTGCAGCGGATCGACCGGCCTCTCGAGCGGTCGTGAGCGATGAGGAGGGAAGAGATCGGAGCGGCGATCTTCGGCTTCGCTCTCGCCTGCGGGATGTTCCTGGTCGCGCATCTCGCAGGCTCGTCGCTGAGTAGCAGCACGTTCTACAACGTCGGTGCGAACGAGATCCAGTGGGTCTCCGGCGTCGGCTTGATCGCCGGCCTGTCGATGGCGGCTTGGGCGCGCTGGCATAACCGTTGCGGTGTCAACCTTTGCATCCGGCGTGGCGAGCATCCCGTCGCCGGCACCGTCCGAAAGGTGTGCACCCATCACCACACGCGCGAGCATCACGAACTCGTACATGCGCTCCACTGGTGCGAGAACAAGTTCGGCTGGGGCGACACACATGGCGTCTAAGCACACGAAGATCAACGACGGCTCGAAGACCGGCGCCGATAAGGCAGCCGAGCATCTTCCGGCTCTGACTCGCGCCTACGGGCGCACGTTGCGCGCCGCCGGACGTCGCGCCGCAGGCCGGATGCGGCAGATCCACCCGATCACCGCTGCGGCCGACCAGCAGCCTCCGAACTGGACGCCGCCGCCCGCCGGGCAGTTGATCGACCAGCAGGAACTCGAGGCCGACACGCAACGGAAGACCGCGAAGCTGCACCGGCAGATGCTGACCGCTTCGGCGTCGAGCGCGATGCAGCCGTTCGACATCTCGTTCGACATCCACGCGCCGACTTCGCAGGCGATCCTGGATGCCATCGCCGCCCGCATCCAGGGAACGATCACGTCGGCGATCGAGGAGCAGATCACGGAGGCGATCCAGGAAGGTTTCGCGAACGGCTACTCCGTCGACCGTGTCGCCCGCAACATCGTCACCGCGACCGACAAGATCTCGAAGGTGCGCGCCGACATGCTCGCCCGCACCGACCTGAACGCGCTCTCGAACGCCGGCTCGCTGCTCGGAGCCACCACCGCTGACGCGGCCTCGACGAAAACATGGCTGGCGACCGAGGACGAGCGGACACGCGAAACGCACGCGGACGCCGACGGGCAGACCGTCGCGATCAACGACACATTCACAGTCGGCGGCGAGTCGGCCCAGTACCCAGGGGATCCGAACCTGTCATGGGAAGAGAGCGCGAACTGCCGCTGCACGCTTGTTTACGGGCAGCCGTTGACGGCTAGCGCGGCGCTCGAGCGGTTCCGCGACCATCTCTGGGAAGGCTCGTTCGACTACGACCTTGTTGCGCGCGCGCCGAATGGCGCTATAACCTCGGGAGGAATCATGCCGACCATCGATGTCGCAACGCTTACGATCGAGGAGCGCGAAGAGCTCGCTGCGAAACTCGCAGAGCCGCTCTCGCCGGAAGCGGCACGGCTCGCCGAGGTTCGTTCCGCGCTCGTTGCAGGCGGGTTCGGCGACGCGTTCGATGACGAGCAGTTGTCGGCGCTCATCCTCGTCAGCGAGGCGCTCGGCCTTTCCCCCGCCGCTTCGGCGCCGCGCGCTTCGCTGCCGGACTCCGCTCTACTCGCCGCTGCGTCCGGCGGAACACCGTGGACGGCAACGCTCTGCGTCGCCGGCGTCCCGACCGTCGATTCTGGTGTCAAGCGGCTGCTCTCACCCGACGGCGGCTCCTGGCTTCCGCTCCCGCTGCCGCTGATGCTGATGGAAGACGGGCCGCACGCGGATGTCGTCACCGGCGCGCCGATCTGCGGCCGCATCGACGCGATCTCCGTCGCCGGCAACCAGTACCAGGCGAACGGTGTCCTCTTCGACGACTCGGACGACCCCGAACTGCGCGCGATCGGGTCGAAGGCCGCGGCGCTCGTAGGGGAGATGCGAAGGCTCGGCATCTCGATCGACATGGTCGACTGCGAATGGGAGCCGATGGCCTACGACGCATCCTCGGTCACCGGGCTCGACGACATGCTCGACGAGGTCAACGATCCGACACAGGCCGACGAGGAGGTCAGCCCGGCCGAGGCTGGCCTGCCGAACGACATGCCGATCGAGGCCGAGCAGGATGTCGAGGCGGAGCCGGACTTCGACGACATCGAGATCATCATGGTCGCGAAGGAATGGACGATCGCCGGTGCGACCATCTGCCCGGTGCAGGCGCTCGCACCGCAGAGCACGATCTCCCTGATCGCGTCGGCGCTGAAGCGCGAAGGGAAATGGGACACCGTCACGGACATCGACGGGCCGGTTCTCACCGCTTCGGCGGCAGGGCTCGCGCCTGAGCGGCCGCCGGCGGAATGGTTCGAGAATCCCGAGCTCGGTCAACTCACGGCGCTGACGGTGACGGACGAAGGCCGCGTCTACGGGCACATGGCTCCCTGGGACGGCTGCCACACCGGTTTCCCCGGACGTTGCGTGCCGCCGCCCCGGTCGCCGTCGAACTACGCCGCATTCCATCTCGGCGAGATCCTGACCGCCGACGGGGAGAAGGTTGCGGTCGGCACTCTGACGATGGACACCGGCCACGCCGGCCTGCGTCTCACGGCCGACAAGGCGGTCGCGCACTACGACAACACCGGCACCGCCGCCGCCTATGTGCGCGCCGGCGAGGACGCGTTCGGGATCTGGGTTGCCGGCACGTTGAGCGCCCGGCTGTCGGCAGCGGACGCGCAAGCGTTGATGGCGTCGAAGCCGTCCGGAGACTGGCGTGAGGTTTTCCGCGGCAAGGGCAAGGATCTGATCGGCGCTCTCCAGGTGAATGTTCCCGGCTTCCCCGTTCCTCGCGCCCTGACTGCTTCCGGGCTGCTTCCCGACGGGGAAGATGCGGTGCAGTTCGTCGAGTCGGCCGCGTGCCAGCCGTGCGAGGAGGCGCTCGAGCGCGAGCTCGCGGTGTTGGCCGCTTCGGCCGACGGTATCGAAGGCCTCGCCGAGCTCGTCGCGTAATGCTAGAGCGGCGCTTCGCCACTTCGTTCCGCGGCGTCGATGATTCGTCGCCCGGCCTCATCCAGAAGGATGACGGCACCGTCTGGCTCGTCAACCCAGACGGCTCCGAGACGCAGTTGCCCGGCGGTGCGGGAGCGCTCCCGATCTGGACGAACCTGATCGACGGCGTCACGGTCACTAACGGCACCGTCGATGTGTCGAACAGCTACGCCTACGCGCTCACGCAGGCCGTCGACCCGGACGGCGAGTTTCCGTCAGTCACGTCGATCTGGCTACGGATCATCTACGGCACCTACGCTGGCGGTGGCGAGGCGGGCACGTTGACGATCGAGCTGCCGGACGGCTCGGCTGCTGGAAGTCAGAACTACAAGGCGAACACGGCCGAGGTCTCGGGGATGTGGTCGACGGGCGGCATCGGCTCGTGGGATGCGTTCGGCCCGGCGACCTGGGCGTCGATCGACGGCTCGGTCGTCGTAGCGGGCTCGCCGACGTTTGATGTGGGCGAGATCTTGATCGCCGGCATGGGCACCTTCCCGTCGTTCTGAGTGCTACGGGTCGTCGTCCAGCACGACCCGCGCCGCGCCGACCTCCTACCGCGCCTCCTGCCCGATCTTCCCGGCGCGCAAGTGGTCGCCGACCCCGACCCGACGAACCCGAAACGGTCGCCGTGGCGCTGCTATCTGGCTTGTCTTAGCCAGATTAAGCCCGACGACTCACACCTTCTAATCATTCAGGACGACGCGCTCGTCTGCCTCGACTTTCTGCCGACCGTTGAGAACGTGATCGCAGCGCATCCCGACCGGATCACCTGCCTGTTCGTGCCCGGCACGCCGCATGGCGGTTCGCGCGCGATGCTCGACGCCTGCGGCCGCGACGAGCACTGGGCCCGCATCCCCGAGCAGGCGTTCGTTCCCTGCGTCGCGATCGTCTGGCCGCGCGCCGAAGCGGAAGCGCTACTCGCCTACTCGGAGGCTAGGCCGTTCGCGCGCGGGCGCACAGCTGACGACGCCAACGTGAAGGAGTGGGCGAAGATCGCGCAGCGGCCCGTCTGGATGACCGTTCCGTCCCTCGTCGACCATCCCGACGATGTCGCGTCGCTCGCCGGCCAGACCGCGATGGGCGGCCGCAACCCGGCGCGCACCGCCTGCTGCTGGGCCGGACGGGAGTGGTCGCCCAGCCAAGTCGACTGGGCGACCTAGAGATCCCTCTCAGCGGGTCGGTGCGTCGCCGACGTAGGTGTGCGGAAACTTCTCAGCGAGAGTCTCCGCCACCTTCTCCAGCGCGTCCCGGACGATCACGTCGGGACGGTCGAGCATGTAGCCGAGCGTCAACTTGCCGCTGTTCAGACGGAAGCGGAGACGCGCGTTGATCCTGGACGGCTGTTCGCCAAAGAACGGTGCGACGACCAGCAGGATCTGCGTCGGCACCGTCAACTGGCCGGTCAACCCAGCCGTCGCGGTTCCCTCTTCGTCGTACTGGAACTGCTGGATCCCGGTCGACAGACGGATGCTCGATCGGAAGTTCGCGCCGCTCGTCATCTGGAATGTCTGCGCGATCTCCAGCAGGTCGGCGCCGTCGGGCACCGCGATCTCTTCGAGGCCGCCTTCGATGTGCTCGGCGAAGTCGACCTGCGACAGCATCTTGCGATCCTGGGCGATCCAGTAGTTCCACTCGGCGGTGTGGGCGAGTTGCAGATCGACGCGCCACTCGCGCCAGCCGGCCTTCTTCGCGGCGTGATCATCAAGGATCGAAACCACCTTGCCGCTGGTCGGATGAACCCAGACCGTCGACGCGTCCGCGTCCAGGTGCTCTTCGACGTACTGAGAGAACGCCTCGACGGTCGCGGGACGGTAGACGCCGGTCTTGCGGGTCGGTGCTTCCCGCCAGTCCGACAGGTCGGGAAGAACGAGCTCCGACCCGGCCGGCACGACGATCCCGAGCGGCTTCTCCGGGTCGAGCACGTTCGGTTCGGCCGCGCGTGTGGCGACATCGATCACGGCCTGCTCGTCGGTCGCACCCGACGCGAGGACGGGGCTGAGAATCTCTTCGTCAGCAGCCATTACGCCGTCTCACGCTTTCCGCCCTCGACAGCCTCGAACGGAAGCTCGGGCTGTGCCGGGTTGCGCCGCGACAGGTTGCCGGCCGCGTCGACGAACCAGATCGCCGCACCACGGTTCGCCTGCGGAACGACCGCCTTGATCTTGTCGGTGATCACCACGGTCGCGCCGTCGTCGTTCGCCTTGATGTCAATGGTGAGGACGAGTTGTCCCTTCTTGCCGTGCTCGATGCAGGCCGCGACGATCTCGCTGATCGCGTCGGAGAGCTCGCCGTGCAATCCTCCGCCGCGCTGCTCCTGCAGGAACGCCGCGAACGGTTTCCGTGCGCCATCGTCTGAATCTGGCATGTTGCTCCTTCCCTCTCGTTTGACGGCACCAGACGGATAGAGTCTATAAGACCGCGTCCGGCGGTGCATAGAGTGAGGTGCCGGGTTCGTGCTCGCGACGCGCCAGACACGCTTCGCCCTCAGCCGAACCCGGCACCTTCTCGACAAGGAACGCGCGCCTTCCCCTTGCGCCGTTTCCCAAACCCTGCTTTACTACCGCGCAAGTCGTTGACCGCCTAGCTGTCACGATCCAGTCGGGCCGCATAGCTGCTCCGGCGAAGTGAATTTTCCGTCTCTTCCACTTCGCAGAAGGAGCACCGCTATGGAACCGCTGTTCCCCGCACTGCCCGAGAGTTTCGACGCTGTCAGCGACGACGATCTCGCATCCCTTCTCGCCCAGACCGTCGAGGCGAAAGACAAGATTCGCGCCCAGGACGCCGAGTTCCTCGGTGAACTGAGCGCCACCGAGGTTCTCGAGACGATGAAGACCGTCGTCTCGAACATCCTGGCGCTGAAGGCCGAAGAGGCCCGGCGTGCCGAGGCCGAGACGACGCTCGCCTCCGAGCTCGAGAGCCTGAACGCGCAGGCCGCCGAAGTGCTCGCCGTCGCCGACGACGAGTCGGGAGACGACACGGGTGACGAGACCGAGGACGAGCTCGCCGCAGAGACCGAGACGGTCGAAGCGGTCGCCGAGGCCCCGGTTGTCGAAGAGGTCCCCGAGGTTGTCGTCGCGTCCGCGCCGCCGCTCCGCCGCCGACCCGCGCAGGGACGGCACACCGCCGTCCAGGCAGCACCCCCGAACCGCGGCATCGCGCTCACCGCGTCCGCCGACATCGACGGCTTCCGCGCCGGCGAGATTCTCGATGACGAGAGCCTCGCGCTTGCGATCCGGGCGGCGGCGAACCGCAAGACCGCCGTGCCGAAGGGCTTCTCGGACAACGTGGTCGTTGCCAGGCTCGACCTCCGCGACAACGACGCGATCCCCGGCTACCGGCGCCTCCTCGGAGACGACGTGCTCGGAAACACGAAGAAGATCGACGCGCTCGTCGCCGCAGCCAAGCAGGGCGGCATCGGCGGAGGCGAAGAGGAAGCGTTCGCCCTGGTGGCGTCCGGCGGAATCTGCGCCCCCGTCACACCGTACTACCAGCTGGCGAACGTCTCGACCGTCGAGCGGCCCGTCCGTGACGCCCTCGTCGGCTTCATCGCCGACCGCGGCGGCATCAACTTCGCACCGCCCCCGGTCATCTCCGACATCACCGACGCGGTCGGGATCATCACCGCCGACCAGGACGCGGCCGGAGGGTCGGCCGGCACGAAGACCTGCCAGACGGTGATCTGCCCCGACTTCGAGATCGTCACCGTCGACTCGATCTTCCACTGCGTCACCGCCGGGAACCTCGGCGCCCGGGCGTTCCCGGAGCAGATCGCTCAGTTCAACGCGCTCGTCCTCGCACAGCACGCACGGGTCGCAGAGACGAACCTGCTGAACGCGATCAAGGCCGGATCGACCGCCGTCACCGCGAACGGCCAGGGTGCCGCCAACGATGGAGCGACGGCGACTCTGCTGAACGACATCCTCGTCGCCGCCGCCGGCTACCGGTCGCGGAACCGCATGACGCAGGGCGCACGGCTGCAGGCCATCCTGCCGGCCTGGACAGCCGACTTGCTCGTCGGTGACCTCGTCGCATCGCAGTTCCAGCGCTTCCAGTACAACCAGCAGGGCGTCACCGATCTGCTCAACTCGTTCGGCGTCTCGGTCTCCTGGACGCTCGACGGGCCGTCCGACGGGATCGCCCAGGTATTCGGTGCGCAGAGCCCCGGAGCGGTCGACCCGTATCCGACGGCGATCCAGTGGGCGCTGTTCGCACCGGGATCGTGGCTCTTCGTCGACTCCGGAGTGCTCGAGCTCGGCATCGTCCGAGACTCGGTACTCAACGCGACTAACAGCTACCAGATCTTCGGCGAGTCCTGGGAGAACGCCGCCGGCATCGGCGTCGAGTCTCTCTGGATCACATCGACGGTCTGCGCCAGCGGCATCGTTTCGGCCCCAGTTGCCCCGGCTGGCTGCTAGAGCTAAGGCGTCGAGATCGAAACGAAGACAGAGGGGAGGGCTGAACGGTGACGCAAACAGTCGGCTACGGGCCACTGCTTCGCCGTGACGGCCCTCCCCCGCAGGGACGCAACAACACCCTCCTGCAGGTCGTCGCCGACATGGGGCTGCTCATCACCGACGACGACGGCCACTGGCGGAACGGGATCTGGCTGCAGAGCTACACCGCAGACCAGGCTGGCGGCTTCGACCCGTGCGGTACCGGCTCCGACCATCTCAAGGTCGAAGGCTCCACCCCGCTGCTGCCCGAGTTCGGCCCGGTCGAGATCTACTTCCCCGAAACGTGCACCGCCAGCGTCGTGGGGCCACCGCCGGAACTCGAGCCGCCAAGATCCAACCCGTTCCCCGACGACAGCCTGTTCAACGCCTACTCGGCTGTCGCCGACGCGCGCGCACGCGGCCTGACCGATCCTGGCGCACGGCAGGAGCTCGCCGCCGCGAACGAGGACTTCTGGTTCACGAGGCGGGCCGTCATCCAGCTGGGCGGAACCGAAGAGGCCGCGATCGAGAACGTACTCGCCACCGGCGGCGCAGTCCCAGCAAACCCGCATCTCACCGACGCCAACCTCGACCAGTTGAACGGCGGCGGAGCAACCAACCCAGTCGAAGGGCTGGCGCTACTCGAGGAGACGATCGGCGGCACGAAGAAAGGCGGCATCATCCACGCCGCCCCCGCCACGATCGCCTACTGGTCGTGGTACCGGCTCATTCAGGAGCCGACCAAGGAGGGCGACCTCTATACCCTCTCCGGCACCCCGGTCGTCTGCGGCTACGGCTACATCGGCGCACACCCGGACGGCGGCTCCGCCCCCTCCGACACCGAAGACTGGGCGTTCGCGACCGGCCCCATCAAGATCTGGCGGGAGCCTGCGATCACCCTCTACCCCGGCAGCTACCGGGAAGCGCTCGACCGGCACACGAACACGCTGACGTATAGAGCCGAACGGACTTACGTGATTTCCTGGGACACAGTTTTGCAGGCAGGAATTCTAATTGACCGGGCGAGCAAGCCCTAATTCTCAGCGCGAAAGGGAGGGAACGAAATTGTCAATTCATTGCGTCGACAGCATCAAAATCTGCGCGTTGAGAATCACGCTTCTCGACGATCTCGGAAACACGGCGACTGGGCCGAACAATTACGTCAGTACGAACCGTGAGTCGCAGCTGCAGTACACGGGCGTCACCGACAAGGGCAAGGATCTCTTCTACCGCAACGGCTGCGACCTGCCGCTCGCGAACTACAAGAGCCCCGACCTGCTCCGCCGCTTCGACCTGCAGGTCGACCTGTACTCGCTCGAGCCGGCAGTGCAGTCGATCATGCTCGGTGCGCCGGTGCTCGACGACGCCGACGGCAACCCCGTCGGCTTCGAGTACGCGCTGCAGGACTGCCCCACAGACATCCCGCCGCCGCTCGTCGCGGTCGAGGCGTGGTCGTGGTCGTGGGACTGCGACGCGCAGGTGCCGGAGGTGCCGTACTGGTACTACGTCTGGCCGATGGTGCAGTGGGCCACCGATCAGGCGAACGTGCTGCAGACGGACATCCTCGCGCCGAAGCTGACCGGGTTCACCCGGCGCAACCCTCTCTGGGGGCACGGTCCCTACGGGGGCGTTGTGCAGGGGCCGGCTGGTGGCCCGACGTTCGAGTCTTCGACAGGCGGCCCGGCCGTGTTCCTGACGAGCACCGCGCCGCCTGATGCAGTCTGCGGATTTTCCACGGTGACGCCCGGCAGTTAATATGCGGGTTCGTGGCGAAGAAGAAGATCGTTCATGGCACTCGCAACACATACGAGCGCCACGGCTGCCGATGTGACGAATGCCGCGCGGTCAACGCCGCTCGCTCTCAGTCTTACCGTGATGCCAATCCGGAGGAGATGCGAGCGGCAGACCGTGCCAAGTACCATCGGCACAAGAATCGAATCAGCGCCAAGAAGCGAGCGAACTATGACCCCGAGAAGACTCGCGCTCAGAACCAGGCGAAGTACGCGATCCGAAAAGGCGTTCTCGTTCGTGGCCCCTGCGAAGTCGGCATTGATTGTCGCGGTGCGATCCAAGCCCACCATGACGATTACTCGAAGCCGCTTGACGTGCGCTGGCTTTGTCGGCGGCATCACGCCATGCATCACGTCGCTCTCGGTAGGTAGCTGCGGGGCGGTCGTATGACCGACGAGATTCGTTTCCAGACCGGGTTCCGCGGTGCGCCTACCGGGGAGCCCGGTCTCGTCATGCACCTGGACGGCACCGTTTGGCTGGTCGCGCCTGACGGGTCGGAGACACAACTGTCGCCCGGAGCCAGTGCTCCATCGATAGTGCAGTTCGTCGCCCAAGCGCAAAGCATTTACGACACCCTGGATCTGCTTCTGACCATTCCGAACGACCCGGTTTCTCAGGCATACGGCGAAATCAAGATGCCGTTCACTTCGTCCCCGGCACTTTATGCTGCTTCTGACAACGTTGCGACGTTTTCGCGGTTCACAGTCGAGCGGGTAGACACACGCCACGACTCATACATCATCGAAGCGCAAATGATCGTTACGAATGCCGATCAGTCGGAACATGCAGTGCTGAACGGAACGGCAACGGCCGGCAACGGGGTAGAGCTTGACACGGCGACAATCAATAGCTCCGATCTATCGCCAACGATCATCGGAGATGATCTTTCTTGGGATGGATCGAATGTCGTATCTGCGGCCGGTGGCACGTATTCCGTGCAGATGATCTACTCGTCCATCTGGGATTGAACGCTTAGATGGCTCCTCCCGGAACCGAATACCAGCAGGGCAACCCCGTCACGATCGTCGAGACGTTCTTCGGCGACGACGGATCGACACCAGAGGATCCAGACACCGTCACGGTGCGGCTGCGCCTTCCCGACGACACGCTCGAAACGTTCGTCTACGGCGTCGATGTGCAGGTGACGAGGCTCTCGGCCGGCGTCTACCAGTTCGCCTACGGCGTGCCCCCACTCGCCTACGAGTACCACGGCGACTTCGTCGGCACCGTCGGCTCGACGGTCGGCTGGACGCTCCCGTTCGACTTCTACGTCATCCCGTCCAGTGTCGTGCCGCCCGACGGGCCACCCGGCCCGCAGCTGCCGCCCTGCCAAGCCTGGATCAGCGGCGACGACCTGCAGTGCTCCGGCATCGACGCGTTCGACAAGCAGCAGCGCGACGAACTTGCCGTGTCCGCGTCGATGTTGATGTTCGAGCTCTCCGCACGCCAGTTCTACGGCATCTGCGGACCCGTCACCGTGAGGCCGTGCCGGAGCGCCTGCGCAGGCCGTGCAGGCTGGGGATCCTGGATCTGGACGTGGGGCTACTGGTCTGGCGACTGGGGCTACGACTGGTTCTGGGGCAACCAGGAGGGCGGACGGCTCTGCTCGTGCGGCTATGACTCAACGGTCGAGCTCGCCGGCTACCCGGTGACGGAGATCACCGAGGTCAAGATCGACGGGCAGGTGCTGCCGCCGACATTCACGGGGGGCGCCCCGCAGTACCGGCTCGACCAGGATCGCTACCTGACCCGGATGAGCGACCCCGACAACGCGAACATGCCGCTTCACTGGCCGGGCTGCCAGCGTCTCGACCTGCAGGACGACCAGCCGGGCACCTGGAGCGTCTCCTACCGTTACGGGGTCGCGCCGCCGCCGCTCGGGATCAGCGCGGCGAAGCAGATCGCATGCCAGCTGATGCTCGCCGAGTCCGGCCAGAACTGCGCGCTGCCCGCGAAGGTGTCGCGGCTGGTGCGGCAGGGCGCGACGATCGATCTGATCACACCCCTCGCCGACATGCTCCGCGCCGGCAAGACCGGCCTGTTCGCCGTCGACTCATTCATCGCCGCGTACAACCCCTACGGGCTGCGTCGCCGTCCTGCGGTGTTCAGCCCGGACGTGCCGCTGCCGGTGCGTGTCGGGAACGCTTGACCGTCACACCTTCCACCGTCTCATCGATGTTCGACCTGGCCGTCGACTTCCTCGACGCGGTCGTGGCTGCGATGGCGACCACCGAGGAGGGCATCGTCGGCCTCTCGTCGTATGTGACGCTCGGCCAGCCGGCGCTCGCGTCCGACTGCGACCAGGCGATCGTCCAGGTTGTCGGATTGGGCGAGGGCGCTACGTCGCCGACGACACCGCCGGAGGCGACCGGGATGCGCCACTCGCGCGGACGGCTGAACCTCGTCACGTTCACCGCCTACGCGCTCCGCTGCTCGGCGATCACCCGCGGCAACGGCCAGGTCGTCGAACTCCCGTCGTTCGCTGAGTTGAAGGAGGTCGCGAAGATCGGCTACGAGGACGGCTGGGCGATCTGGAACTACGTCACTCGCGCGATCGACCGCGGCACGTTGTTCGGAGGCCCGTGTTCGGTCGTGCACTTCGACGGTGGCATTCCGTTCACGCCCGAGGCGGGACTTGGCGGCTGGCTCTTCACTCTCAGAGTAGAGTTGCAAGGATATGACCCGCTGGCGTAGTGGCTAGAGCGCACACGATCCACCGCGGTCGAGACAATCCAGCGTGGAAGGGCGGACGGTCGATCAACCATCACGGCTATGTGCTCATCCGCCGGCCGGAGCATCCACGCAGTCATGCGGGATATGTATCCCGACTCTTCCGTCGAGCCGAGATTGCCGAATGGTATGGGATCAGCCTCGGCACTCTTAAGGATGTGGTCGCAGGTCGAACATGGCCCGAAAGCCTTGCGCCGTGAGCGAGATCGTCTGGGATCAGGCTGCGCTCTTCGCCGTACTGAACAGCCCGAACGGATTCGTCGCCAAGGATCTCCTCCGCCGTGGCGTCGCGGTCGAGTCGGCGGCGAAGATCTTCGCGTCCGGGAACGGTGGCGGCCCGCACGTCCAGACCGGCCGGTTGCGCGCGTCGATCACGCACGGGCTCGGAGAAGACGGGCTGGGTCTGTATTGCGATGTTGGGACTAACGTTGAATATGCCCCTTACGTCGAACTGGGGCACGAAAATACGGCTCATGTTTACCCGAGACGCGGGGGAGGATTCGGTTACGTGAGCGATAGACCGACTAAGGCCTTCCCCTTCTTGCGGCCCGCTCTGCGTGCTGGTGTTCTGTGAGCCATGTTCGGTCGTTCCAGATGTGGCTTATCGTTGCTTTGCAAACGCCGAACTCAACCGCCAGAGCCTTCCGTGCCTCTCCCATCGCAACGCGACGGCGAATCTCTTGCGCCTTCGCGAGCGTCAACTGGGCACGGTCTCCGCGCCTGATGTTCTCGGTGTGAGTCACGGGTTCTAAGTGCTCGGGGTTGACGCACCCTCGGTTCTTGCAGAGATGATCAGGCTCAAGACCGTCCGGAATCGGGCCGACGAAGTGCCTGTAAAAGAAACCGTGCGCCTCGACGAACTTGTGCGTGTCGGGATCCCACATGCGTCCGTAGCCGCTCGGACGTTTGCTCCTAAGCCAGCACCAGCACGGAGTCAAGTAGCCGCAGTCGCGTATCTCGTAACGCTGATCAAGCGGCTCGAACGGGCGATGGTCGGGATTGTGGCCGGCGCGAAACTTTCGAGGTTCGCCCTTCACGTAGCCGCGAAGCGTGTCAGTCTTCGGAATGATCGCCGTCATCTCGCCGCATCCGCATTGGCAGTAGCCGTAGGGGATAGGATCGCCGAGCACGCAGCCTCCTTGCCGAGGTTGTTGTGGGGGAGCGCGGAGAGCCGATCGCCGCGCTCCCCGCACTCTATCGGGTGGTGGTTTAGAGTGACGCGCACACTTAACCCATCCAGCGGAGGCAGCAAGTGACCGATCCGGATCCGTGGCTCGTCCAGTTCAACGAAAAGCGGCGACTCGCCAAAGAGGCAGAGAAGTCGTTCGAGGTTGAAGGCGAGACCATCTACTACAAGCCGTTTGTCGCGCCCGAGGTCGGGCTTCGCCGGCAGGCATTCCAGGACAAGATCAACGCCTACGTCGAGATCGTCGCCGAGGCACAGGCGTCCGGCAAGCCGATTCCCGAAATGGGCGTCGACAACGAGACGATGCTCGCCATCTCCGAATCGGTGATCTACGACTGCCTCGCGCCCGAGTCATTTAAGACCTGGGAGAAGCTGCGCGATCCGAAAAATCCAGAGCCGCTAGGGCTTCTGGAGATCTGGCACTTCTCTGGGTTCATCCTGTCGAAGGTGACCAACCTCCCTACCGACGCGCCACCCGCCTCCTCGAATGGGCATCAGGGCGGCGCGCGCACATCGAGGGCCGGATCCTCCTCCAGGGCGGCAGCCCGCAAGCGCTGACCCTGCATGACTACCTCAACGTCGCCTACGCGCTCTATGTCGAACAGTCAACCCCACAAGGGATGTCGCCCATCGAGGTCATCGAACGGCTCGAGGAGAGCCTCAACGAGCCTCTGCCCGACGAGGTCTCAGCCGACGAGCTCGAGCGGCGTCGCCGGCGCAAGATCGCCGAAGAGAACCGTGCGGCAACGGAACGGCTCGCCGGCGTGATGAACCTGGAAAGGGATCCGCGGCGTGCCTGATGTCGGAGAACTCTTCGTCCGGATCCGGCCCGCACCTGGAACGCAGGCCGCGCTCACATCGGAGGCGTCCGGGCCTGTCGCAGCGGCCGGCCGTGATCTGTCGAAGGTGTTCCTGGCCGCGTTCGCCGTCGGCGGCATCGCGACCACGATCAAGAGCGTCGTCACCGCCGCGACCGAGCATCAGTCGGCGTTCGCGGTTCTCAACCAGACGACGAAGGACGCAGGCGCGTCGAACACGGTCTTCGGCCAGTCGATCGAGACGCTGCTCGAGAAGGAATCCAGGCTGAAGGGCTTCACCGACGAAGATCTCGCATCGTCGTTCGTCCGGCTCGTGTCGGCGACGAAGAACAGCGCCCAGGCGTTCAAAGATCTCGGGCTCGCGGAGGATGTCGCACGGGCCCGCCACATCGACCTCGCGAACGCCGCGCTCGCGATCTCGAAAGCCGAGCAGGGATCAGCAACTGCGCTGCAACGGCTCGGCATCGTCGTCCATCCCGTCACCGCCGCCGTCGACCAACTCAAGACCGCCCATGAGAACGAAGTCATCGCCGGCGCGAAGTTCAACGATGCGCAGAAGCAGATCTACCAGCAGGCGTTGCTGAACGCCGCCGTCCAGGACAAGGAGGCGACCCGTCTGCAGGTGCTGTCGACGCTGCAGCAGCGCTTCGGTGGCGACGCCGCGGTGTTCGCCCAGACCGCGTCCGGCCAGTTCGCAAGGCTGCAGGCTGACTTCCACCAGTTCGAGGTCTCGATCGGCACCGGTCTGCTTTCCGGGCTGGCGTCGGCGTCGGAGGCGCTCGGCTCGTTCTTCACCAGGGCCGAGAACAACCAGGGTTTGCGGCAGGGCATCTCCGGTGGCCTGAACGAGATCAAGGATGTCGCCGAGACGGTCGGGCCGCCGCTGCTTGAGATCGCGAAGGATGCGCTCGCTGTCGCGAAGGCGATCGGCGCACCGGAGATCATCGCCGGTGTCGCCGCCTACAAGGCGTTCGGGGCGATCCAGGGCGCGGTCGCGTCGGGGCAGGCGCTCTACGCGCGCGCCGTCGCGGCCGGTCGTGGCGAGGTCGTCGCCGAAACGTCGGCCGAGGAGAAGCACTCCGCTGTCATCGCCGCGAACACCGCAGCACTACAGGAGCAGGCGACCGCGGCGACGACATCGCAGGCGTCGTTCGTCGAGGCGGTCAACGCTGGCACCGTCGCGATCAACGAGCAGACAGCGGCGCTCGTCCGGCTCGGCGAGGCGTCGACGCAGGTTGGGGCTACCGAGGTTGGGGCGACGATTCTTCCGCTGACGCAGGGCGTGTCCACGGTGGCGCCGGTTGCGCAGGCATCGGCACCTGAGATCGTCCAGGAGACGGCGGCGCTCGCGGCCGAGCAGAAGGCGACCCAGGGTGTGACGGCCGCGAACGTCGGGCTCGGCGCCGCGTTCGCGAAACTCGACGCCGAACGGGCCGCGAACATCGCAGCATCCGCCGAGACAACCACGGCCGCTACCGGTGAGACGGCTGCGCTCGCACGGCTCACGGAAGCGGACACGCTTGCCGCTGCCGCAGCGGTTCGGCTCGGCATCGCCACAGAGGCGACCGCCGCCTACTTCGGAGAGGCCGCCATCGCCGCCGATGTCGCCGCGGCAGCAGAGGAACGCGCCGCGCTCGCAGCGTCCAGCGGTGCCGTCGCCGGCGCAGGAAGGCTCGCGCTCGCCGCGATCGGAGGAACCGCCGGTGCCGCAGCGATCGGCGTTGGACTGCTCGCCGCCGGTGTCTACAAGCTCGTTACCGCCGAGGATGTCGGAACCGAAGCAACGCACGCGCTCGAACACGCCGTCGGTGACCTCAACTCGGCACTCCACAGCGACGCCGTCGACAAACTCGCGCTCTCCCAGGCGCGTCTGACGCTCCGCCAGGACGAGGCGGCGCTCTCCGCCAGCCATGCCGCCCACGACTCGGTCGAGTACCAGCAGCTGCTGCTGAACGTCGCGAACGACTCGCTCGGCGTCACCGACGCCCAAAACGCCCTGCGGGACAGTCTCGCGGCCACGACGGCCGACTTCGAGAAGCAGCGCGAAAAGGTTCAGCAGCTGATCGACGCCGACAAGATCCTGGCGTTGGTTGACACCGGCGCATCGCGAAGGCGCGGCCCAGCGCCTGCCGACGAGCCGGCCCAAGTGCAGCGGATCCAGGCGACCGACTTCGTCGAAGGGATCCAGAAGACGATCGACACGTCGAAGGATCTCTCACCGATCCTGCTCCACAACTACCAACTGCTTGAGCAGTTCGCGGAGGTCTTCGGGAATGTTCCGCCGACGAAAACGTGGAACCTGATCCTGAACAACAAGGACGCCACGATCAGCCTGACGAACATCGTGCGCGAGGTCGAAGGCCTGCCACCGATCACCGCAGCCGCGGGTGCGGCCGCAGGCGCCGCGACGATCAACGCCTTCAACCAGGCGACGCTCGCGGGCGCATCCCAGTTCGACCTCGGTCCGGCGGTCAGCGTCCCATTCTCGCTTCTTCCGCAGGAGATCGGCCCATACGCAGCCTCCGTCGGGGCCGATCTCGGCGGCGGCCTGATCGGCGGCATCGTCGGCGCCGTCCAGCAGGGCGGCGACGCCATCGCGGCCGCTGCAGCGCAGGCGCTCTCAATCGCGCAACAGCAGGCTGCCGACGCGCTCGCGAAGCAGCAACTGCACGCCCAGATCGACCCTCTGAAACAGAACGTCGCCGGCTACCAGACCGACCTTGCGAACCTCGCCCAGCAGGCGCAGGACACCGCAACCCAGGGCGCGCAAGCGCTCGCACAGGCGATCGACCAGGCGAAGCAGAATCTCACCTCGATCGGCCAGAGCATCGCCAACACCCTCTTCCAGTACATCGACAAGCCGCTCCAAGACGCCGCGACGCGCATCTCCGACGCGCAGGCGAAACTCACGCTGCTCGGCGACAAGCAGTCGCTCGCACGGCTTGGCGAAGAGGTCATCCTTCCAGGAGACCGCCGGCTTTCGGCCGACCCGCAGAAGGCCATTGCGCAACTCGAGGCGCTGCAGAAGACGAAGAACAGCCCTGCGCTCGACGCCTACGTTCTCCAGTTCCGCTCGCTCGCACTCCAGGTCGAGGGAGACAAGAACACCGTCCAGACGAACGCCGCGAACCTCGTCAAAACCGCGGCCGAGTCGCGGCTCGCGAACCTCACCGACCTCTTCAACACGCACCGCATCTCGCAGGCGACGCTCGAGCGCGACGTGACCGCGCTGCTTGAACACAACGGCCTGACGGCGAAGACCGCACGCAAGCGCGGCGCAGCGTTCGCCGACACGCTGCAAGGAGAGCTCACAGGCTTGTCTCAGCAGGCGTCGGCGATCGGCGCGGTTCCGTCGCAGGCCGGCTCCGGGCTGATCCCGTCGATCACCCGTCCGATCGACACCCTGAACGCTACGCAGAAGCAACTCGCCTCCGACGCCGCCCAGCAGCGGAAAGACCAACTCGCGGCGACGAAGGATCAGACGAAGATCCTCCACGACATCCACTCGTCGCAGACGGCAAAAACGGCGACCGACTCATTGAGTCACAATCCTGGGTTGCGGACGAAACGCGCTGTCGACCTTGTCGGAGTGGGGAGCCACTAGATGCCGAACATCGAATTCGATGTCCCGATGAGCATTGTCTCGCCCTACGGGCCGCCGGGGCTGCCTCTCAACCAGCAACTCCCTCTGGATTTCGCCGACAACACCCATTCCTTCTTCTACATGGTGCGTCCCGGCGGATACCAGATCGTGCCGGGCAAGTTCCGGTCTGTGATCGACTCGATCTCGCAGGCCGACGGCGTCTCGATGCAGGAGCCGTACATCGACGGCCTGATTGCAACGATGACCGTCGAATACTGGGAGACCCCCGGCAGCACCGACCCTGCCGCACGGGTGCTGGCATGCGGTGCCGTGGCACGACAAATGGATGAGATCCTGCTCGGCGTCCTCAACTCTCTCAGGCACTGGACGACCGACCCGAACAACGACCAGCGCTACATCTGGACGCCGACCGGTGCAGGTTCCGACCGGCTGCTGACCGATGTGCTGCTTGCGTCTTGGCCGACCGTTTCGATCGACCCGCCGAGCATCTCTCGCACCTTTTCGCTCGGCACACCGTTCCCCTACGCGATCGACATCGCGCAGCTGTCACCGACGCTCGCCGACGGAAGCACGACGACCCTGACGAACGGCGGCAACGCCTCGTTCAGTCCGGTCATGCGGGTGGCAGGGCCGACGACGGTGTTCCTGATCGAGAACAACACGACCGGCAAGATCCTCTCCTACGACGGCACCCGTCCCGGCGCGGTCGCTATCGGCGGAGGAGACTACGCCGAGATCGACTTCTTCCAAGGCTCGATCTTCCTGAACGGATCCGGCGCCGACCTGATCGCCGGCCTCGACCCGGTCGCAACAGACTTCTTCACCTTCGATCCGGGCCCGAATTCGATCACGGTGACGGGCGCCGACGTGACCGTTCTCTACAACAACGCGTGGCTGTAAAAGGAGGAGCGCGTGGCTCCTGCTTGCCTAGTCGACTTGGCCTTCGTCGGCGGGAGCGACCCGCGAACATCGGGGAGCCCAGAGCCACGCGCGAGATGAGTCTATATGCCTAGATGGTTCAGCGGATACCAGTCGCGCTTCCTCGTCACCGACCTGTTCGGCGTCACGACGACCTGGCTCGACCGGCTCACCCTCGGCGCGTCGCTGGCGTTCAACCTCGACCAGCCGATGACCGGCACCATCTCGATGCACTCGAACGACCCGCGCGTCAACCGGATCTTCGCACCCGACGGAGATCCGCTCGTCGCCCAGTCGAACCGGCTGATCTACACGTTCCTCCGGCAGGGTGCGGCGGGCGGATCGACGGCACCGTGGCAGTGCGTCGCCGCGGGAATGATCATGTCGCCCGAGGATCAGGCCGACCAGGACGTGCCGACGACACATCTGACGTTCTACGACGCATGGCAGTTCCTCTTCGGCACACCCTGCTTCGCGGATGGGTCGGGAACTCCAAGCGGGGACATCGGGCCGAACGGTCTGCAGTTCTTCTCTGGCACCTGGCCCCAGGGCTGGCCGCACGGCAGCATGATCGTCTGCCAACTGCTCGCCAACGCCATCTTCGGCTCCGAGCCCAGCGTGCCCGGCACGGGCGGGAACGGCTACATGATCGACGCGGGAGACGGATCCCGGATCGGCGAGGGCGTCCAGTACCAGGACTACGGCGGGACGATCCACTACGCCGGAACCATCGACCCGACGCCCGCGATCGACTTCAACGTTCAACAGGGAACGACGATCGGAGACGCCTGGAACCAGCTGATCGCCGGAGGAAACGAAACCGGAAGCAGCACAACCGATGCGGGCATCGACATCGTTCTGACACCGATCTATGACCCTGTGAATCGCCCTGGCTACACGCATGAACTCAACGTCTACAACCTGGCCGGCTCCGACCAGTACGGCGCACCGATGGCGTGGGGGATGTTCAACCGGAGCGCCGAAACAGCAGACCGGCAGCACGACGGCACACCAGGCAACTTCATCGATGTCGCCGACTACTACGCCGGCCAAGGCGGGCCCGGCGTCGGCCAGGTCAGGAACAACGCCGTCGTCTCGAAGTATCTCGCCTACTGGTCGCAGAAATGGTTTCCGCAGCAGCCCGACGCCGAAGCGGTGCTCGCGATGGCGCAGCAGGTCGTCCAGTTGCAGGCGCAAGGCAAGCGGACGTTCACCGTCAACCCGGATCCGCTGCGGGCGATCGGGCCGTTCGTCGGCTACAACCTCGGCGACCGTGTTCCGGTTTACGCGCCGAACAAGCTACGTGTTGCCGCCGCAGGCCTGCAGCGCATCCAGGGGATCCCGTTGGAGATCAACCCGGACGGTGTCGCGCGCGTGAACACGCTGCTCACGTCGCCGGACTGGCGCGGACGGATCTGAGATGACCGCCGGCAGGGTCGACCAGGCGACAGCGACCGGGGCGCTTCGTAGCGACAACGAGCGGCTGAAGCGGCTTGAGAACGGCGACGGATCGTTCCCCTGGATCTACGTCGGCACGTTCCCCGGCGACCCGTTGACGACGCCGCCGTCGCCGCCATTCGAGAACGGATGGACGGCCGTCAACCTAGCGAGCCCGCCGCGCTTCAAGCGTGTCCTCAACTGGCTCTTCATCGAGGGTGGCAGCGGAATCACCGGCGGCGCGGACAATACGACCATCTTCACATTGCCCGTCCGCTACCGGCCAGCTATTCAGATGCCCGGCCAGATTGCGGGGCTCTCTGGTGGCGGCTCTTTCACTTACACGGTCAACACCGACGGAACGGTCGTTTACGAGACGGCGTGCGTATGCGGAAGCGGTGCCACCGGCGCGACAGGCGCCACCGGGCCGACCGGTGACACTGGCCCCGCTGGGCCGACGGGCGATACGGGGCCGACAGGGCCGACGGGAGACACCGGGCCGACGGGGCCGATGGGGCCACCCGGTTTCGATGGTGCTACGGGAGCGACTGGCCCTGCTGGGGCAACGGGCCCAACGGGAGCGACAGGCGCTGCGGGGGCAACGGGCGCCACCGGGGCGACCGGCTCAACAGGAGCGACAGGTGCTGCAGGAGCCACTGGGGCGACCGGCGCTACGGGCGCAACCGGCCCGACGGGATCGACGGGAGCCACAGGGGCGGCCGGTGCAACGGGAGATACAGGGCCGACCGGAAGCACGGGCCCTACCGGTGCGACGGGGGCGACGGGGGCCACTGGCGCCACTGGCGCTACCGGCCCTACGGGTGCAACTGGAGCTACAGGGGCCACAGGAGCAACGGGCGCATCGGGAACAGATGGCGCGACAGGCGCGACAGGAGCAACGGGTGCCGCCGGAGCAACCGGAGCAACCGGAGCAACCGGGCCGACGGGTGCAACGGGCGCTACCGGTGCTACCGGAGCCACAGGCGCTACCGGAGCCACAGGCGCTACCGGAGCCACAGGCGCTACCGGGGCTACCGGCGCGTCTGGCACATCGGTCTCGGACGCGCTGAACCTCTTCGCGCCCGCCACGCCGGTGCTGGCGCAGAACAACTTCCGGATCGCCGCCACCGTCAACACGAACGTTCTCTCGACCGGACGCGCCCAATCGTTCGCGATCCCGGTGCCGGCGTCGACTCCCTGCACGAACATGACCTTTCAATCCGCCACGACGGCGGCAGTCACACCGACGCACTGGTGGTTCGCGCTCTACGACGTGAACGGTGTACTCATCCGGCAGAGCACCGACCAGCTGACCACCGCATGGGCGGCGACCACACCGAAGACTCTCGCGCTCGACTCGATCCCGATCACAGCAGGGTCACGATCTGGCACAACGACGGTGACGCTGACGATTCCGACGCTGCATGAATCGCTTACCTCGCTGGTGGCGGTCGGTGATTCGATCACCGTCTCGAACTGCAACATCGCCGCCTACAACGGCACCTTCACCGTCGCGTCTGTCAGCGCGACCCAGATCACCTACGTCAGCGGCGGTTCCGCGACCGACTCGCTCTCGGCACCGTTCGGCACCGTGCGTCTCGCAGCCGGAAAGAGAGTCTTCACGTCCGCGGGAACGCTCGGGTTTTTGTTCGGAGCGCTGATGATGGCCGCAGGGACGGTGATCACACTCGCAACGTTCCCGATTGCTCTCGGCGCGACCGTCGCGATCGGGACAGCATCGCTTCACCAGAGCGACTCCGGTGCGTCTTCGCTGACAGGAACAGCCCCAGCGACATTCTCGAGCTCGGGCGGCGCCTCCCAAATCGGCTACGTCGAAATCACCTGATGCCTCCAAAGACGAGAGCGCAGACGATCGGGCTCGTGATGATCGTCAAGAACGAAGCCGCCATGCTCCCACGCATGGTCGGATCGCTCAAACCGGCGATCTCGCACTGGACGATCTGCGACACTGGCTCGACCGACGAGACCGTCGAGATGATCCATGAACTGCTCGGCGACATCCCCGGCGAGCTCCATCATTCACCCTGGGTCAACTTCGGCCACAACCGCACCGAGGCGTTCGCGCTCGCGCGCGGCACCGCCGACTACCTGCTCGTCTTCGACCCCGACATGCAACTCGAGATGCTCGAGCCGCTCCCGCACCTGAGCGCCGATGTCTACAACTTGGCGATCAAAGGCTACGGCTTCGACCTGAGGCTGCCGCTCCTCACCCGCGGCAACCTTGAATGGCGCTACGAGGGCGTCGTTCACGAGCATCTCGCCGGCAACAACTACCCGGAAACCCCGGCCGTGCCGCTCGACTGCTGGCACGTTCATCAAGATCACCCTGCCGAACGGCAGAACGTAAAGGCTCAGGTTTACCTTGAGATCTTGACAGCCGAGTTCGGCCGCGACCCGACGAACCCGCGCACCGTCTTCTACCTCGCGCGCACGCATGCCCAGCTGGGGAATGTGAAGGAGGCGATCACCTTCTTCCGGCTCCGCTGCGAGATGGGCGGCTGGGATCAGGAGCGCTACTACGCCCGCTACCAACTCGGCTGTCTGCTCACCGAGCACGTCTCTATTTTCGACGGGGCCGAAGTGCTTCTACGCGCATCGCGGGAGCGACCGTCAAGGATCGAAGGCCTGCGCGCGCTCGCGAACGCGCTGAACGCCGTGGCAGACCAGGCGAAAACACCCGACGACGTATTGTTCGTCCACCGAGACCTCTACGCGCCGACCGAACGATGACGACGAACTACACCACCACCCAGGACATCACGACGCCGGCCGTCACACTGACCGACTTCACGAGCGTCGTGCCTGCGTCGCTCGGCGTCAACGTCTACGGCGGCGCTCTCTCCGCCGACATCAACACGTTCGACATCGGCCCGACCGGCGACTCGAACATCCTGCTGCAAACCCTCCAGGTCGGCTCGCACCATGTCCACGGCGGCGTCTGCCACAACAGCGCCGACGGCACCGTGCCGCCCTACGGTGTGCACGGTATCTACGACAAAGCCGCCGGCACGTTGGTCGAGGATATGGAGTTCTACGCGCACCCGAACGGGCAGGCGTACAGCCCCCGCTACGGCAACGCGTGCGCATCCTCGATCTTCCACGACACCCCGTACTCGATCGGCCTCTTCAACTACCAGGGCGCCGCGCTGGGGCCGAACGGCACCCTGCGGATCCGCGACTGCATCTTCTACAGCCTTCCGTCGGGCGGCTACGTCTTCTACTCGGACGGCATCTGGCGCGAGACGAACGGAACTGTTCTCGGCGACAGCCTGATCAGCGTCGAGATCGACCATTGCACCATCGACGCGCGCGGCATGTCGAACCCGTTCGACTTCTCCGCCTGCCACAACGACGTCTACCTGACGAACTGCGTGATCATCTCGGACTCGGGGCTGCCGCTCTCGTCGATCATCGTGCCGCCGTCCGACGGATCAACGGTGCACCTCGACGGCTCGATCGTCCTTTCGAGCGCGGACGCGGCCACCTATCTCGGGCCCGCGCCGACCTTCACACCGCTCGCCGTCGGTGGCTCACCGGTGATCGGCACGGCTGTCGCGTCGCCGCCCGTCACCTACGCCCAGTTCGGCAACGAAGGCGACCTTGGAGCCACACAGACAGGCTCGCCCGCACCGGGGCCGCCGCCGCTGCCAGGGCCGGGCATCCCGACTATGGTCGCCACCGTCGTCGGAAGCGTCGACTCGTCAGGATCCGACGTGGTCATCCTGCCGATCACCGTCGACGTGCCACGCTCAAGCCCTGCCAGCGGCACGATGATCTTCCTTTTCACCCAGTCCGATACCGGCGACGGGATCACTGAAGCTGTCGACGACGCCATGCCGGAGGACGCCTACAGCCTCTGCATCTTCACCGACGGGCTCAACCACTACAACGCGCTAACACAGCCAGTGGTGGGACTGATCGTCAACGATCTTGTCGGAGGCGTAAACAACATCACACTCACTCTCACCGGCACTCCAGCGGCGTTCCATGCTGTCGCCATCGCCATCACCGGCATCTTGTTCTACGCCCCAGGCCCGGTCGACCCGACAACGATCATCCCTCCCCTCCAACCAGCCGAACAACCTGTCGGCGGAGGGGGAACCATAAGTTCGGGGGGCGCAGCATGGATCACCAATGCGGACAGCAGCGTCACATTTATCGAGCCGGTCGGGGCAGTCGATATGGACTGGGACTTCATTTCGGGTGCGCTCGCCCTCTACTCCGTTCACTTCGGCAGCGCATCGGATCCGGTCGGCTGGACGTGGAGCGACCCAGCAATCACCGACCTCGTTCAGTGGGATATTCCAAACGGATCGGGCGGCTTCATGCTCTTCGCTATCGGTGTTCAGAACCCGTTGACTCCTGGAGCAGCGGCCCCAAGCGTCGTCGGCACGCTCGACAGCGGCAGCCCGGACGAGTTCGGCGGAGGCGGCGACGGCATCGCGCTCGCCGCCGGGCTAGGGCCGTTCTGCACCACCCCGTCACCGCCAGGCGCAGGCACACCGATCCTGCACGGACACATCCGCCTAAGCGAATAGACTCCCGAACGTGGCACGCAAGACAGTTGTTGTCGAAGAACCGGTCTGGGTCGTCGTTCGCGCCACCGTCCACCGGCCGCGCCTCGCACGCGACCACATGGCGACCGTCGACATCACCCGGCCCGAAATCCAGCACGAGCTCGCCGCCGGATGGATCGTGCCGATCCCCGCAGACGAACAGCCGACCATCACAACCGACCCTGACACCGGCGGGCCCATCCTTGGAGGGAGAACCATGAGAGGAAAACTCGGCAAAGCGCCGGCAACCGTCGACGAGCGCGACATCACCTTCAAGAGCGTCCGCGTCCTGCTCAACCTGCCGAAGCCGCCAGCGAACTTCGGGCACGGCTCCATCTTCGCCGACGGCGAGGGCGCCAAGGACTGGGAGATGAACGGCAACGGCCCCGACGACACCGTCGAACCAGGATTCCAGGGTGCCGGCGACTGCGTCTTCGCCTGCGGCGCGCACACCACCCGCGAGACGAACAAGCTCGCCGGGAAGACCGTCACGATCACCGGCAAGGAATCGATCTCCGACTACAGCGCCGTCACCGGCTACGTCATCGGCGACGACTCAACCGACAACGGCACGAACATGCGCGACGCGCTCAAGTACCGGCAGAAGACCGGCCTGCTCGACGCGCACGGCAACCGGCACAAGATCGGCGCCTACGTTGCGCTCGGGAAGATCGAGAACCTCACCGAGTTTTACCAAGCCTGCTACGTCTTCTCAGCCGTCGAGCTCGGATTCAACTTCCAGCAAGCACAGGACGATCAGTTCAACAACGGCGTCTGGGACTACGTGCCGCACTCGCCGATCGTCGGCGGCCACGCCATCCCCGCATTCGGACGAAACAAAAGTCGCGCCGGAGCCGTATCGTGGGCAAAGCACATCTGGCTGACCGAAGCGTTCCTGACCAATCTGGTCGACGAATGCTACGCCATCGTTTTCCCAGAGGAGCTCAAGAACGGAAAGACCGAACGCGGCATGGATCTCACACAGCTGAACGCCGCGCTCGCCAACCTCTAACCGAAGGAGCACGAATGAGCGGAGCAATCGAAGTCGGAACCGAAGTCAAGTTTCATTCCGGCCACGGCGAACTTCTCGCCACGGTCGTCGAGTGCGAAGAGGGCAAGGAAGGCGGCGACTACTACCTCGCCGTCCTCGCCACGTCGAAGTCGCAGGCGTCGCAGGAGTGGGGCAACGGCCCGGTCTTCAACACCTGGAGCGTCGTCGGAGAGGAGCAGGGCGCCTTCTCGGTCGCCTGAGCAAAGCATGTGGATCCTGTCGGGAGGCGGCCCAGCAACATGGACGGGAAGCCTCCCGACATGGATACTCGTCGTCATCGGACTCGCATTCGCATGGCGCATCACCCGAGGCGGCGGCGGCACGGCCGTCAGCGAACTGACCGCCGCGAACGCCGTCCTCACACACGCCCTCCAGGAGCAGCGCGAGATCACCGACAAGCAGGCGAAAGAGATCGCTGCACTGCAAGGCAAAACGGATGTGGTGCTCGCGATCACACCGCTGATGCAGTCGCATGAGAAGAACGCTCAGGAGCGGCACGCGGCCACTGTCAAGGTGCTCGCCGAAATGTCCGAGAGCCTGCACAAGATGAGCGCCGCGGCCTGATGGCAACGACGGCGCAACGCCAGCACGTCAAGCATCTCTGCGACGTGTTCAACGCCCACAAGGGCCAGCTGCTCTACCCGCCGCACGACTGGCGGCAGCGGCAGGACGCGACCGACTGGGCGCTCTCCGAGCAGCAGATGGAGGCGGTATTCGCGCAGCATCTCAGCGTCATGCTCGACTGCTCCGAGTCGGCCTCCTGGTGGTTCAAGTGCGCCGGGCTCTGGCCGTTCCACCTGCCCGGCTACACCGGCACCTGGACTGAATGGCTCGGCAAGTACGCCTACACGAACGGCAAGGAGGCGCTGCTCGCCGCGCCCGTGATCTTCGGGCCCGGCACCGGGCATCACATGGGTGTCGTCTGTGAGCCCGATCCGAAGCATGGCGACCCGCTGATCGCCGGGCACGGCCGGCGAGGGTTCGACATCGCACGTCTGAGCGCCATCGCAGCTTCGCAGGCCGCGGAGGGTTTCCCCGGCTACAGGTTCCTCTCGATCGCCCACCTCTAGAAAGGACACGCGTTGACCCTCAACACCCTGTTCCTCAAGAAGCTACTGGTCGCGTTCCTGATCGGCTTCGCGGGCTCCGTCGTCCAGGCTGTCGTGAACGTCGGGCCGGTCGCCGACCTGAGCGCTTGGAAGGCCGTCTGGGTCTCGGCGATCTCCGGTGCCGTCGTTGCCGGGTTCCGCGCGCTGCTCGTGCTGTTGCCGGTGAACCTCGTGCCGTCGGATAAGCAGCCGGTCGTCACGAAGAAGCCGGCGAAGACGGCTGCCAAGAAGTAGCCGCGCGGCAAGCCACTTGACAAGCCCGCCACGGTGGGGCATAGTGGGGATATGAACACTTCTTCTTCCCCCCGGGCCGTGAACGCTTCCGGCCTCGGCGCGGTCTCGGGCTACGAGTCGCGCTGCACCTGCGGCCTCGTCCTTCGGAGCTCGCTGCTCCCGCTACTTGAGGCCGACCGCTCGGCGCACCTCGCCTGGCACGAGAAGAAGGGGGCGTAAGGAGGAACCATCTAGCCTCCGAAGCGCCCCCGATCTGGTGACGGCCGAGACCCGAAAGCAGGGAACACCCGGAAACCCAGACGCCAAGCGGACGGAGGCTAGATCTCCCCGGAGATCTCATGGCAACCACCCAGGCCCCGATCAAGTTCTACACCGCGCAGGAGCGCGCCGACCGCATCAAGAAGATGTGCGACAAGGAACGGCGCACCCAGACGGTGCTGCTGAACGAGGCGCTCGACCTGCTCTTCGCGTCCCGCGACAACGAGAAGCACTCGCAGAGGGCCGAGGCGTGATCGGCACCGCGCTCCTCATGCTCGCCGCCGCGGCAGCCGTCTGGGCCGCGATCAGCATCAGCCGGCTCGGCAACCTTCCCGAAGAGTCAGACCAGACCTAGCGCGCGGGCCGGGGTCATCCCCATCCAGGCTCCCCCGACCCGCAAAAGGAGACGATACAAGCATGAGCAGCACCGAGAACGTGACGAGCGAATCCCGCTCGTCGGTTGCCATCGAAGAGAACTCCAAGGGCGAGCCGATCGTCAAGGTCAAGTGTTACGCAGCGTCGACTGACATCGACGCCATCGACGAGGCCGCAACGAAAGCGGTCAAGACCTACTACGACGTGAAGGCGAACCTCGCATGAGCACGATCGCTGAAACGATGAGGACAGTCCGCGAGGACTGCGCCACCGACGCAACGAAGCTGGACAGCACGCCGTTCACGCCGCGAGGCATGGGCGAAGCGCTGGGCACAATCCTCGCCATGATCGCGGCGGTGGCACACGGCGTAGAACTTCTCGCGGAGGCGCACGGCGAATGAGGGACATCGCGACACGCAACCCGCAAGCCGAGCTCATCGGCGGACTCCGCAGCGAACCGTTCAAAGCACAGATCGTCGACGCGCTCCCGGAAGGCATCTCCGCCGACCGGTTCGTGCGGATCGCCATCACCGCCGTGCAGACAAACCCCGACCTCGCAGCGCTCGACGTCGACAGGGACTCCGTCATCCGTGCGTTCATCATGTGCGCCCAAGTCGGACTGCTCCCCGACGGCAAAGAAGCCGCGATCGTCCTGTTCGGCAAGAAGGCAACGTTACTTCCGATGGTCGGCGGTTTTCGCAAAATCGCGGCCGAGCACGGCTGGACGATGCGCGGCCACGCCATCTACGAGAACGACGACTTCGAGTACATCACCGAGCCGCCGGCCATCCACCACATCGCCGTCGAGAACGACCGCGGCGAGCTCCGCGGCGCCTGGGCGAAGGCAACCCACCGCGACGGCCGCATCGAATACAAGGTGATGTACGCCGACGACATCCTCAAGCGGCGCGAGGTTGCGCGTTCGAAGAACGTCTGGGATGGGCCGTTCAAGGCGGAGATGTGGACGAAGACGCCGGTGCGCGACCTGTTCCTCGAGCTTCCGCTGGATCCGGCCGATAAGGAGCGGCGCGAGCGGCTGATCAACGCCGAAGAGTTCAAGCCGAACGAGGCTGTCGCGTTGCTGTATGGCCCGTCGGGCGAAGAGATGCGCGTCATCGAACAGAGCGACGCAACCGAGTCGGCCCCCGAAGCAACGGAGGCTGACGGCGGAGGGCAGGGCGAAGGCGGAGAACAGCCGCTCTCAATGGGAGAGGGCGGTCTCGGTGATCCTGGGGGATCGACCGCCGACGCCCTGCCGTCTATCGACGCCGAAACGAAGATGCTGGCCGACGAGGCCGGCGAGTTCGTGCCGACGAACGGAACCTACGCACAGTCGGGGCCGAAAGGGCCGCAGACGCTCGCTCAGCTGTACCAGCACGACGAAGGCAGACGGTATCTCGTGATGCTGTTGAAGCGGCTGTCGGAGCCGCAGGAGTACGTGGATGCGGTGTGGGCGTTCTGCCGGGCCTACATGCCGGAAGAGGCTGCCAAGGCTGAGGCGGCGAAGTCGTGAGCGATGTCGACTACTACGACGTGCAGGCAATGATCCGTGAATCAGCCAGCGAACTGCGTGGACACACGGACAATGCTGTGCGAGAGGCGTGTCGACAGTTGCGTGCAGACACGCATGAATCGTTCGCGGATCTCCGGCAAGGTCTGGCTGAAGCGCACGCCGAGATCGCAGGATTGCAGGCTGAGATCGCCGGTTTGACACGCACGCTGGCATCGAGAACGGATCACCTCGCATGAAGATCCTCGCGCTCGCAGACCTGCACATGGGAGCCGGTGCGGCCTACGCCGACGACCGGCTACACGACCAGATGAAGGTGCTCGAACAGGTCGCCCAGATCTGTTTCGACCAGGACATCGAACTCGTTCTGATCGCCGGCGACGTGTTCCACCGGCCACGGCCGACACCGGCAACGCTGCTCGCCTTCCGCCGTTTCACGGATGTGCTCGCGACGATGCAGGTGCCGACGATCGCCTGCCTCGGGAATAGTGGGCACGATCAGGAGGGCATCGACCGTCCGTGCGCGCTCGACCTGTTCGAGTCGCCGCTGTTCCGCGTCTCCCGACGGCCCGAGCTCATCACGGCCTTCCCCGGCGTGTCGGTCGCCACCTTGCCGTCGGTGCCGGTTTCGAGGTTGGTCGCTCAGTCGGAGTCTGCGGAGCGCGGCCCGGTGTTCGACCAGGCGGCGGAGGCGCTGCTCGCCATCGCAGGCGAGCTACGGCGCGACGCCGGCGCCGACAAGCCCTGCGTGCTGGTCGGACACTGGTCGGTCAGTGGCGCGTCGCTCCCGAACGGGCTGCCGGTCGACAGTCTGAACGAGCCGATCCTGGATATTGCTTCTCTTGAGCGGCTGAACTATGACGCGATAGTCATGGGCCACCTCCATCTCTACCAGCGCCTCGGTTCCGACGCCTCGGTCTTCTACTGCGGCTCGCCGATGACCGTTGACTTCGGAGAGGCCGGCCACGATCACGGCTGCGTCATCCTCGACACGGACACCGGGACGCACGAGTTTCGCGTGCTCAAGGATCGGGCTTTCGTGACGGTCGGCGTCTCGATCGACGACACGCACGGCTGGTCGCTCGACAGCGACGAGGATCTTGCCGACGCGGTTGTCCGGGTTCGCTACCGCGCGACCGAGGAGCAGCACCGCCGCGTCGACACCGCCGCGCTCAAGAAGGCGATTCTCGACGCCGGAGCTCACAAGGTTTTCCAGATCAGCGCGGAGATCGTCAAGGCGGATCGTGCGCGCGTGCAGGGCGTCGACGAGAACCTTGATCCGGCAGCCGCGTTGGCGCTCTGGTGCGAAGCGAACGAGGTCGACGGCGAAGGGCTGGCCGATCTGCTGGCCCGTTACTCGGTGACAGCGCCATGAGCACGCTCAAACACTGGGCCTGGCATATCAAGGTCTTCCTGTTCGGACGCCGATGAACCCGCTGACCCTTCGTCTCAAGAACGTCGGTCGCTTCGCTGACCTGGAGATTGACCTGCCCGAAGGACTGCTCGCGGTCGTAGGTTCGAACGGATCAGGGAAATCTACGCTCGTCGGGGCGATCGAACTCGCGCTATTCGCCGATGGTTCACGCGACCTGGCCGGCTGTCTTTCGCCGTGGGCCGACCGGCTCGAGATCGAACTGACCTTCGAGCATGGTGGCGAGACGTACCGGGTGCGCCGCGGCTACGTCGGCGGTGCGCGCGGGAAGGCAACGCTCGACTTCGATATCGGGGCCAGCGAGATTCTTGGCGAGGACGGCGACGAGCCGTGGGATACGTGGCAGCCGCTCACTCGCGAGAAGGCATCCGAGACCCAACTGCTGATCAACCGCACGATCGGCCTGTCACGTCGCACGTTCGGCGCGTCCGCGTTCCTCGGTCAGGGCAACGCCGGCGCCTTCCCGGAAGCGACAGCGGCCGACCGGAAAGGGATGCTCGGCGAGATCCTCGACCCGCACGGCTTCTGGCCGCACGTCGCCGCGTGTGCTGGTGCGGAGCGGCGGAGTGCGGAGCAGTCGATCCTGGTCGCGCAGTCGCGGATCGCTGATGGCGAAGAGAAGACCTCGGCGCTTGCCGGGTTGGCGTCCGAGCACGCGACCACGACTGGGCTGGTTGAGAACTCCAGGGCGCTGGTCGCTTCCTATGAAGCCGATGTGGCTACCGCCCAGGCGTCGCTTTCTGAGGCTCAGGCTGCGGCGGAGCGCGTGCGCACCCTGACAGCCGAACGGGACGCGGCCGCTCATGCCGAAAAGCGTGCTGGCGAAGACGCTAGGAACGCCGAGGTCGCCGCTGCTCTTGCCGTCTCAACACGCGAGGATCGAGACCGGTTGGATTCCCACGTCACCGTTGAGCATCTTGAAGCGAAGGTCGAAGAGCAGCGCACGCTCACCGAAGCGCGCGCCGAGGCGATCCGGCGGCGGAACGCAGAAGTCATCACGCGCACCGGTGTCCTCGCCGAGATCGAACGGGTCGCGCAACAGGGCGTCGCCGACAAGACGAAGAGCGGCGAGCTCTACGCGCGCGCCGACGAACTGGAGGCGCACACCGGCGAGGCCCAGCATTGCCAGACCTGCGGTCAGTCCCTCGATGAACCTGACGCACGCCAGAAGGTGATCGACGGGCTACGCGACGAAGCGCTCGCGCACCAGTTGAAGGCGCAGGGTGCGCTCGCGAACGTCGAGACGCTCGAGCAGCGCGCCGCCGACCTGCTTGCGGTGATCGACACGATCATCGTCATTCCGGATCCGGGCGATGAGAACTTCGCCGGTCTTCTTTCGCAGGCACGGAAGATGGAGGCGCGGCGGATCGAGCTCGGCGTGCTTATCCAGGGCTACGAGGAGAAGGCGGCACGGCTTGACGAGTTGCGCAAGGCGCACGAGGTTGCGGTGATCCGATTGTCGGAGTGCGAGACGCGGATGATCCAGTTCTCGCCGCCGCCGGACGTGAGGCAGTTGGCCGAGCAACTCGAAGCAGCCGCGCAACGCACACGCATGGCGCGCACCGCGCTCGCCGAGATCCAGCAGCGGCAGGCACGGCTCGAACAGCAGATCGAAACTCTTACCGAACTCGAAGCCGCCGTAGCAACTTCACGAACTGAAGTGGCCGGCAAGCAGCGCGAGATCGACCTGCTCAAACTGGCCGAGCGCGCCTTCGGACGGGACGGCATCCCAGCCCTCATCGTCGAATCCGTCATCGGCGTCATCGAATCCGAAACGAACAGGCTGCTCGAAGCCATGCCGACCTCGGACGGCGAAACGTTCCGTGTAGAACTCCGCACACAGCGGGCGCTCAAGACCGCCGAGCATCTGAAGGAGACGCTCGATGTGATCGTGTATGACGCCGATGGCGAGCGACCCTACGAGACCTACTCCGGCGGCGAGCAGGCCAGGCTGAACATCTGCCTGCGGATCGCGCTCGCGCTGCTGCTCGCCGACCGGCGCGGAGCCGAAAGCCGGCTCCTAGTTTGCGACGAGCTCGAGTACCTCGACCAGTTGGGGCAGGAGCAACTGATCGACGTGATCCAGTCCGTCAGCGGCCGCTTTGACCGGACGATCGTGGTTTCTCACCATCCGGGGATCCGGGATGCGTTCGACAACACGCTGCGGATCGTGAAGGACAACGGGGTTTCTCGGGTGCTGTCCGACGACGACGGGATGATGGCGGCATGAGCGGATCGGAGCACCACAACTGGCGCGGAGACAGTGTTGGATACCGCGCGCTCCACAACTGGGTCGAGAGGAAGCGCCCGCTGACCGGAACCTGTCAGAAGTGCGGCCGGACGGGATGCAGAACCGAGAACGCGAACCTGAGCGGCGAATACCGGCGCGACCTCGACGACTTTCTCGAAATGTGTTCGCCGTGCCACAAGAACCTGCACCTCGGCCGTGCCGTTCCTGACCGCGAGTTCGTAGAAACGCTCCGCTCCGAACACGCATCGCTGCCTCGTCCCGGCCGTGGAACGCGCGTGTCGCGTGGCGCCCTAGCCGCGCTCGCGGCCAAACACGGCCTCGACGTTGAATACGCCAGGGCGATTATCAGAGGGAAAGTGGCCAGCTACGCACTTGGAGAAGGACATGAGTGAACTGGACGATTTGCGGGCTGTGGTCGCCTCACTGAGAAACCAACGCGACCGGGCCGATGCACGGTACGTTCAGGCGCGGGCCGACCACCTCGAAGCCATTGACGCCAACACCGCTGCTGAGGCGCGTGTGGAAGCCCTGGAGGCTGGACTGCGAGAAGCCGACGAGTTCGTGCGGACGGCCAAGCACAAGTTCGAGTCCATCACGCCTGACTGGCCCGACTCTGGCGCGGTCAACGTATGGATTCACGAAGCAGAAGTCGTCCGCTTACACACCCGTGCTGCTCTCGCTGCTGCCCTTCCTGAACGACAGACGGCTGGCCCTGGCTGCGAACGTCACCGTGGCGACCCGCACAACCTCTGCGAAGCGTGCTGGGCCGTCGAGCCTCCTGCTGCCCTCCATAACCCGCAGGAGACGAACCAGTGACAGATAGGAGCGCTCCAGAGTCGCGCGAAGTAGCGCAGTTGCGAGTCGCGATGGAAGCGCTGGCCGAAAACCCGCACGTCTCGGAGAAGGACTTCGCCGCAGTCTGTGACGCGCACCTCGCGGTCAGCGTTGCCCTGTTCGACCGCCTCGACGTGATGAGCGAAGCCCTGCGCGAGTTGGAAGCCGTCCCGGACGCTGGCCCGTTCGCCAACAAGGGCGCGTGTCGAGCCTTCGCCGGGTACGTCCAGACGGTCGCTCGTCGTGGTCTCGCTGCTGCCCTTCCTGAACGACAGGAGGAGAAGTGAGCTACCTCGTCGCACATCGCTACGGCCTAACGCGCGTGTCTCCGACTGCCCCGGAGCGCGAAGGTGGCTGGCGGCAGGTCTGGGAGCATCCCTCCGGGTTGCGTGCTGCGAAGAATCCCGCAACAGGCCGCTGGCACGTCACCGATGGACGCCGCGTTCTAGGCGAAGGGTTCTGTAGCAGCCTCCGCGCCGCCGCGCTGAGAATTGAGCGCACCGCTGCTGCCCTCCATAACCCACAGGAGACGAACCAGTGAGCGTGGAACTCAAGCCGATTCGCTCGGGCGGACTGATGCGCTGCTGCATCGCCACATTGGCCGAACACGCCGGAGAAGCACTCTCCGAGGCCGAAGGAACCGTCATCCCGTGCAACTACTGCTCGTCCTCGATGCGTGTCCGTGATGGCGCTTGGGAGTGGAACCACGACTACGACGGGCACGGAGAATGGCCCGTCGCTCGCCCTCCTGCCGGAGAACAACCATGAGCGCGACCCTGCACGACCTCCGCGCCAACCTCGCCACCACCCGCGAGACCTACGGCCGCCGCTCGAGCCAAGCCGAACAAGCATTCAGCGAACTCGTCCGCTGCGCGGCAGCGAACGGAACACCGCTCGACGGGTTGCGCCACCACACCGCCAACGAGGCAGAACGGTTCTTCTCCTGGACGATCGCCGGCGTCGACGGCCACATCTACTGGGACGGCCCGAAGTCCTTCCGCCGCAACGACGGCATGACACGCACACCGCTCCGCTGGTGGTGGCAGCACAAATACGCGAATCTCGACAACTCCGATGATTTGGTTGTGAAATGCGGCGAGCGGAACTGCATCAACCCGGAGCACGCCACCAAGGAACGCATCCGCGGCGTCGCACGCCGATTCAGCGACGAATCGCTACTCGGCGCCCTGCAAGTCCTCGCGCAACGGCTCGGCTACACCCCGTCAACGAAAGACTGGGAACGCACCGGACGGCAACCCAGCTACTCGACATTCCAGCACCGGTGGGGAACCTGGGAGAACGCCACACGCGCAGCAGGCCTCGCGCCGATCCGCAACGTGTTTCGCCGAACCAGCGCAGAGGATGTCCTCGCCGGCATACGCCTCGCACGCGAGATCGTCGGACACTGGCCTTCCTGGGATGAGTACGTGTCCTGTTGCGACCAGTTGAAAGCCGCCGGTCTACCGTCGACAATCACCGCGGCGATGCGGATCTACGGCTCCTACCCGAAAGCACGCGAGGCCGCAGGCGGGCCCGCGAGCTCGCACGCGGAAGGACGACAGCACGCCGACAACACGCAAGCCGCGAGAAACCAACTCGCGAGGACGCGCCAGCAACGGAAGGAACGGTGACCTGAAAAGTGCAGCACTCATCTTCGCGATCCTTGCTCTACACCACCACCCGAAGCCGCCACCCTGGCCGCACTGGTGGTACGCCGACGCCATGTGCATCCACCGCCACGAGGGCGCTCTAAATGCGGCCACTGGCAACGGCTACGAGGGCGGCTGGCAATTCCTCAAGAGCACCTGGGTCAGCGTCGGCGGTCGTGTCTACCCGGACGGGCACTGGGCATCAGAGGCGCCGCCGCGCGAGCAGCTGTATCGCGTATGGCTGGTATGGCTTCGCGATCATCGGTCGTTTCGCGAGTGGGGAACTGCGCGCGCCTGCGGACTCCGCTAGATGACCGCTGACGAGCGCGCCCACATCCGGGCGCTGATCCAACAAGCACGGCTCGAACGAGTCGCCCGCGAAGAACGCGTCGAAGCAGAAGAACGCACCTGCGCCCACTGCGGCGCTCCGATCCCGCCGGAACGCGTCGGCCGGGGGAAGTTCCGGGCGATCTACTGCAAGCCGACGCACCGCCAGTACGCCTACTACCGGCGCAAGCAGCGCGAGGCGACGGCGTGAGACTCCTCGACTGCACCCGCTGCGACGAGAAAGTCGAAGTGCACGAGCTCCCCGTCGAATACCTCAACCCCGACCACTATGTCTGCGGCGACTGCCTGATCGCGGCGACCGACCTGCTCGAGGCGGAGCGCGGCTGGAAGATCGGTGAGCCGGTGCCCTACGGCGTCATCCCGTACTAGCCGTTGTTGATCCTCGTCCACACAGCTCACCCGCAAGCCGTCCAGCACGCCGGGCCAGGGTTCGGCCGGCTGCTCTCGCCCCGCCAGTTCTCACGGGTCGCCGACACCGCAGCCGCCGGCATCTCCTGGGCAGCCGACAACGACTGCTTCCAACGCCTCGACGTCGTCGCCTACCGGAAGATGCTCGAGGCTGTCCGTGACGTGCCGAACTGCCTGTTCGTGGTCGCCCCCGATGTCGTAGGCGACTGGCAGACGACCCGTTCGCGCTGGGATGAGTGGGTCGTCTGGTTGCGCATCATCGGCCAGCCGCCCGCCTACGTCGCCCAGGACGGCCAGCCGTGCGACAGCGTCCCGTGGGACGAGATCGGGGCGCTCTTCATCGGCGGAACCACCGCCTTCAAACTCTCACCCGAAGCCGAACGGCTCGGCCGGGAAGCGAAACGACGCGGCCTGTGGCTGCACATGGGACGCGTCAACAGCCGCAAACGCTTCGACTACGCGCGCGCCACAGGCTGCGACTCCATTGACGGCAGCAAGTTCTCCCGCTGGCGCAACACCTGGCTCCCGGAAGTTCTAGAGTGGCACACCGACCATCTACAAGAAAGGCTGGAAGCATGAAGCCCAGAACCCCATCCATCGCGATCTTCGCGCCGCTCGCCATCATCTTCTTCGGGCTCGTGATCCTCGCGAACTGGCTCGCCTCCAAGTACACGATCACCGTCCCGTTCACCAACTACCTCGCCCCGGCCGGCACGCTCTGCATTGGCGGCGTGCTCGTGCTACGCGATTGGATGCAGCAGTTGAAGGGGCTGCTCTGGACGATGCCGATCGTCTACCTCGCCGGCCTCACATCCTGGCTTGTCGGAGACCTTGCCGGCTGGACAGGACTCGAAAAGATCGCCATCGCCTCAGTGATCGCGTTCTCCGTCAGCGAAACCGTCGAAGCGCTGATCTTCACCCCGCTGCGCAAGAAGCACCTGACCGCCGGCGTCGGTCTGAGCGCAACCGTCGGCAACGCGCTCGACTCGTACATTTTCCTCGCCATCGCGTTCGGCTCGCAGGCGTTCTTCTGGGGCAACTTCATCGGCAAGTTGGAGATGATCGCCATCGGAGTCGTCCTCACCGCCGGGCGCCGCTGGTTCTTCCCCGTCGAAGTGGCAACAGCGTGATCGTCACCCAGCACCGCCTTACGTTCACCGCTATCTGCCCCGTCAACGGCAGCCGCGATGTCTACCAGATGACCGTCGAGACGAGCGAAACGATCGAAGTCGAGCGCATCCTGGCAGCCGTCGAGCAGGCGACGAAGGAGCCCGTGTACCAGGAGAGCCTGACGCAGTGGCTCGCCGACGGGCTCGGAGCGACCGTGACGACGGAGGCCGTCCACTCAGGCGTCGAGACCCGCTGCAAGGCAGAGCGCGCGGTGACGGCCCGACCGGTGTTCTGATGCCGCGCCGGTTCGGCCCAGCCCTGCCGCTCGAGGATCTGACCGAGAAGGAATGGGTGGCGCAGGGTGTCCAACTGGCCCGACAGATGGGTTGGAAGCGCTACCACACGTTCCGCTCCGACCGCTCCGAACCAGGCTGGCCCGACGACGCCCTCGTCCGCGACCGGCTGCTCCTGATCGAGTGGAAAACCGAGAAAGGCAAGCTGTCCGACGCGCAGAAGGAATGGATCCGGGCGCTGATCAACGCTCAAGTAGAGGTCTACGTTGCACGGCCACGGCACCTCGACGATCTCGCTACGGTGCTCCGAGCACGCGGAACAGCGCCGGCGAGGACGATGCTGTTTGAGACGCACGAGCTCGTAACTCTCTAGCGTCGGCTGAGAGTTGCCACTTGCCTCGGGTGAGGCGTAGGGTGCTCTTCCCCCATCCCAGCGAAAGGCAGGCACTTGGCTCTCTCCCCTGGCCGAACCGCGCTCCGCGACCTCGCCATCCTCGACACCATCGACGCACACTGGGGCCAAACCCCGCATTCGGCCGACGAGGGCGCACGACAGGCCGTACACGCGCTCGTCAACCTGGACAGGCGGCTCCGTATCGAACAGGCCGCCGAAAACGGCAGAACGCCAGACACGCTCGAGGGCTGCATCGCCGTCCTGAACGTCGCCGCCGATATCGCGGAGCGGTACGGGCCGCTCCTGTGAGCATCAACAACACCCTCTACCGCTTCTACGCCGCGGACGGCCGGCTGCTCTACGTCGGCCAGACGGCGGATCCCGGCAAACGCTTCGCCAAGCATTCCGTCACCCACGCATGGTGGCGTGCCGTCGACAAGATCACCCTTGAGCACTACACCACGCCGGCCCTCGTCAAGGAGGCCGAACGGCAAGCGATCGAACGTGACCGGCCGTACTACAACAGCCACTTCAACACCGTCGAACGCGGCGACGAACGATCGTTCAGCGAGGACGACCGCCTCTACAAGTTCCCGCACCGCCGCGACAGCCTCGACGACTGATGCAGGAACACGAGACAGGCGGCGACGTCATCGACTTCCCTTCAGGTAAAACCGTCGCCAACCTCACCGACGTCGGCAACGCACAACGCCTCGTCGAACGGCACGGCCACTCCCTCCGCTACCTGCACCGCTGGTCACGCTGGATCTACTGGGACTCGAACCGCTGGGTCGAAGACCACGCCGGCCAGGCGACCGCCTGGTTCAAAGAAACGATGAAAGCGCTCGCCGCCGACGCGGCCGAGATCGCCGACGACAAGATCCGCAAACAGACCGTCAAGCATGCGCTCGCATCCGAAGGCGCCGGCCGCGTCAAAGGCGGACTCGAGATGGGCCGCTCCGAAGCGGGCATGCCGATCCAGCCGGACGACCTCGACTCCGACCCGCTCCTGCTCAACCTCAACAACTGCACCTACGACCTCGCCACCGAAGCGCCACGGGCCCACCAGCGCGAAGACCTGCTGACGAAACTCGCGCCCGTCGACTACGACCCCGAAGCGACCTGCCCGCTCTGGGACGCCTTCATCGAAACGATCCTCCCCGATCCCGACGTGCGCCGCTACGTCCAGCAACTCGTCGGCTACTCGCTCACCGCCGAAACCGGCGAGCAGATCCTGCCGGTGCTGTACGGCTCCGGCGCCAACGGGAAGACCACCATGCTCGAAACGATCCGGCACATGCTCGGCGACTACGGCCAGGTCGCGCCCGCCTCGATCTTCATGGAACAGAAAGACGGCATCCCCAACGACATCGCCAGGCTACGTGGCACCCGCTTCGTGATGGTGTCAGAGATCGCCGAAGGGAAACGACTGAACGAAGCACTCGTGAAAAGACTGACCGGCGGCGACACGCTTTCAGCACGGTTTCTCTACGCCGACTATTTCGAGTTCAAGCCCGACTTCAAAGCATGGCTGGCAACGAATCACAAACCCGAAATACGAGGCACCGACGAAGCCATCTGGCGCCGTGTCAGGCTCATCCCGTTCACCGTCACCATCCCGCCCACCGACCGCGACCCCGACCTGCAAGACAAACTCAAGAACGAGCTCCCCGGCATCCTCAACTGGGCTTTGCACGGCTACATGGACTGGGCGGCCAACCGGCTCACCACCCCCAACGCCGTCATCGCCGCCACCGACGACTACCGTGCCGACAGCGACCTCATCGGCGCCTTCCTCGCCGACCGCACCGAAGAAACAGCCGGCGGCTGGGTACGAAACGGCGAAATCTACGAGGCATACAGCAGCTGGGCCAGAGCAAACGCCGGCGACCCAATGAGCCCAAAAGCGTTCACACAACGCATGCTCGAACGCGGATACCAGCAAAACCGGCTGCGCGTCGGACGCATCTGGCTCGACCTCGAACTCCGAACAGTAGAACAAACATGACAAACAGCAAACCAGCCATAGCCCACAAGTGTCACAGCAAATGGCTTAAACAAGCCGTTTCTGCTCTCGGTGACAGATCGTGACACTTTTCTCTAGTGTAGGCCGCATGCGCGCGCACGGAACGAAACTCCCCACGGAAGTGTCACACCTGTCATCCGTCACACGGGAATCATTCCCATCTTTGCGGTGAAGGGTTAAACTCCGAGCCGATGAGCGAAGTAGAAACCTTGGCGCGCGACCTCCCCTCCCTGGCGGTCGTCGACGCGCCGGTGGCCGAGCTCCGCGGTTGGGATCGGAACCCGCGCCGGATCAAGCCGGCGCGGCTCGAGCAGCTGAAGGCGATGTTGACCTCGAGCCCGGAGATGCTGCGTGCGCGGCCGTTGATCTGTTTGCCGGACGGGACGGTGATCGCCGGCAACCAGCGGCTGGCGGCTGCGCAGGCATTGGGCTGGGAGTCGATCCCTGCTGTCTTTGTCGATCTGGATGAGGCGACGGCGATCGAGTGGGCGTTCCGCGACAACAATCCGGCCGGCGAATCAGACGACGATCTAGCTGCGGTTCTGCTGGCGGATCTGGCGGAGCGCGGCCGGGCTCTGGACATGACGGGGTTCGCACCCAGCGATCTGTCGGCGCTTCTGCGGCGGGTTGCTCCGAAGAACGACCCGGATGCGGTGCCGCCGGTTCCTGAAAAGGCTAAGTCGAAACGCGGCGTGGTTTACGAGCTCGGTAATCATCGGTTGATGTGCGGTGACGCGACGAGCGCGGAAGATGTGGCGGCGCTGATGGACGGCTCGAGCGCGGCGCTGCTGGTGACGGATCCGCCTTACGGCGTTGGCGTCGACCACCGCTGGCGAAAGGATGCCTTCAAAGTGCGACTAGGGCCGGATCGAGCCGCGATTGAGGGTGACGACCGCTTCGCCTGGATTGAGGCGTACCGACTCACAGATGCATCCGTCGCCTACGTGTGGCATTCGGCGCTTCACGCCGGCAGCGTGCAAGCCGAACTTGAAGAGGCGGGCTTCGATGTTCGCCAGCAGATCGTGTGGGCTAAGGCTGTCTTCGCGATCGGCCGTTCGGCCTACCAGTGGAAGCACGAGACCTGCTGGTACGCGGTGCGCCGGGGCGCGACGGCTCGCTGGTTTGGTGGCCGCTCGCAGACGACGGTCTGGGAAGCGGCAAGCCCCATTCAGATATTTAGCGGGGGCGGCAACGACACGCGCACTCCTCATCCGACGCAGAAGCCGTCGGCGATCTTCGAGCCGCCGATCTCAAACCACACCGAGCCCGGCGACATCGTCTACGACCCGTTCCTAGGTAGCGGCACGACGCTGATCGCTGCCGAGCAACTCGGCCGATGCTGCTTCGGCCTTGAGATCGACCCGGCCTACTGCGATGTGATCCGGCAGCGGTACGCCGACTACGTCAACGACCAGAAGTGGGCGCCATGAGCGAACCCGCACCGCCTCCCAAGAAGAAGCGGGCGAAGCCGCCGAACCGCGACGGGTCGTTCCCGCAACGCCGGCCGATCACCCCGAAGCGCCGCCAGATCGGCGAAGGCACCAAGATCAACGAGGCGATCACCGAGAAGATCGTCCAGGCCGTCAGGATCGGTGCCCCGCTCAACACGGCGCGCGCTTACGCCGGCGTGCCGACACCGACGTTCAACGAGTGGCTGCGCCTCGGCCGCGAAGGCTGGGAGCCCTACGTCGCCCTGGTCGAGAAGATCGACGCGGCGATGGCCGAGGGCGAGATGCGCGACATCGCCCGGATCGACGCCGGCGCCGACAAGGACTGGCGGGCAGCCGGGTTCAAACTCGAACGGCGCTTCCCGGAACGCTGGGGTGAGAAGAAGCAGATCGAGGCGACCGTCACCGGGCGCCCGTTCGTCGACCTGTCGAAGCTGACGCTCGAGGAGCAGCTGCAACTCAGGTCGCTGCTCGCGAAGGCCTCGCCGGAGCAGGCCGAGCTCCCGGCGGACGGGAAGCCGGCGGCGGAGATCCTTGCCGCGTCGATCGAAGGCGAAGTTGTCTCCGAAGAGGAAGTCGCGTAACCTCCGCGCCATGCAGACACTCGCGTTCACCGTAACGAAGGGCGACCTTGAAGTCACGGCGCTCGTGCTCGTCATCGTCGTGCTCGCACTGATCCTGCTCAAACGCGGCCGCTTCTGGTGATCGACGACCCGCGCGAAGGCTGCCGCTGCAACGGCGGCGCCAACGGCCACGACCACCGGCTGCTGGTCATGCGCGTCAACGCGTCGTTCGAGAAGGATCGCGAACGGGCGCTCTTCGGCCAGGGGAACACCACATCCGAAGCGCTACGCAGACGCGCCATCGCTCCGACGAACGGACACGCATGATCCCGCTCACCGTCCTCGCCGAGACGAAGACGACGCTCACAGTCGGCTGGACACCGGTGCCGAACGCGACCGGCTACGAGTTCCTCGTCGACAGCGTCCGGGTGTCGAACACGTTCGACCCGACACGTTCGAGCGTGAAGTTCGGGAAGCCATCGAGCGGCGAGCATGTCTACTCGGTCGTGGCGCTCGGCAAGCTCGACGAGGGCGACCTGACGTGGCCTGCGGTCACGCCGCCGCCGGTCGGCTGGGTCGTCGCACCGCCCAGGCCGCCGATCACGGTGATCAACAACCCGGTCGGGGCAGGCGTGAACGTCTACCAGGCGCCCGCGCACATCGTCGACACCGTCGTCAACGGCGGCCAAGATCAGGCATTCCTGGTGCAAGGCGGACAAGGCGGCGGTGCCGGCTCGACGTTCGAGCGGATCCAGGGCAACCTCGTCGGCGGCTACTCGGTGCCGCACAACAACAAGCATTTCTTCTACGTCAAGGGTGCGAACGTCACCGCGCTCGACGCGTCCGCGACGGCGGCGCTCTCGCCGAACCGCGGCGACG